ACTTTTTCTCCTCCCGCGACAGAAAAAAGAACCGGTTGGCTCCGGCTTTTCAATTTCAAACCAAACATCTTTTAGCAAAGACGAAACTAACAGTTCACGCCCGTGATAGTTACGCGGGCATGTCTTAGTGGATCACGTCAGATTCCCTTGGTTCTTCTTATGAATAACTTCGGGAAGTCCTGTTACCTAGATGATTTATTACTGTCGTATCGGTTGAATGAAAGCCAAGCAACAAGTCGTTCGAAGTCGTCGGAATCATGGTTACAAAACGTCAACTCTAATTCAGAGAATGCAAAATGATGGTTGTAGAGAGTGACGATTTCCGGCCTCGGCTGATCCCCATAGAAGGCGGCGGAACAGCGTTTTTCCACCCATGTGCGTCGTGTGGTGTCGCAAACGCACCATATGGATTCGATGTGTCATTGCGACACGGGAGGCCGGGTCGGTGGAGTTGCTACCTACATCGTGGTGTCGTTTCACAAACTGAAGTTGCTGAAAAGCCCGTTAAAGCGACGCGCATATCGCCGGTTGAACCGGCAGCGGTACAACCGGTTGTAATAGCGGAGGTCGTGCTTTCGCCACCTAAACAGGGAGATTTGTTTTGAAGATAGATGATACTTTATTTTTCGGCGGACGCGTTACTTTGAAGCCTGGCGACTGCCGGGACCGCCTCAAGGATATCCCGGACAATTCGATAGACGCCGGTGTCATGGATCCTCCTTACGCTTTGGTATCCATAGTTAAGCGTTTCGGTTCCGACAACGCGGCGGCGGCTACACCGAAGGACGGGGCCGCCGGTGCCTATGCACGGGCATCCGCCGGTTTCATGGGTCAACAGTGGGATACCGGCGAGACCGCCTTCGCCTCCGAATTCTGGGCGGAGGTGTTCCGGGTGCTTAAGCCTGGGGCCCATCTCGTCGCGTTCTCCGGGACCCGAACCTATCACCGGATGGCGGTGGCTATCGAGGACGCCGGGTTTGAAATCCGGGATCAGGCGGCGTGGGCATACGGTACCGGCTTCCCGAAAAGCCATGATGTCCCCAAGGGTATCGAGCAACACCGGTTCCAAGAATGGCTGGCGGCGAACCCACGAGAGCGGACCCGATACAATCGCTTGAACTCATGGGCGAAGGCACGGGATAAGCGTGGCGTCTCCAAGGGCATCCGTGGGCGGATTGAGTCCTGTTTCCGGCGGCGGGCCGGGGTTATCGGTGCTGTTATCGGGACCGAAATTATTGCCAACGATATGCGTAACTCCGCAATGCTCAACATCGGCAAGGGTGGGGAGCGCGAAGAGTACAGCCGCGAAATCACCGCCTATGCCCTTCCGGAGGCGGAAGAGTGGGACGGATGGGGCACCGCGCTTAAACCGGCGTGGGAGCCTATCGTTGTGGCTAGGAAGCCGTTGGCGGTGCCTCGCGAAAGCCAACTGGTTATGGATGACGAGACCGGCGAAATGGTCGTGTCTCCCGTGCTTCTCATGAGGGCCGCCACCGTTGCCGAAAACGTCCTTTATTGGGGCACCGGTGCGCTCAACGTCCGGGCTTGCAAAATCGATGCGGAGAAGGTGACGGGATGGGGTGGTAAAGCCGCCGGTGGCGGGACCTGGACCGAAGAGAACAACGGTCTCGGCAAGAATGGTGCGGCGCGCCCATCGGAAGGCCGGTTCCCGGCGAACATCATCACAGACGGGTCGCCGGAAGTCATGGCGGCGTTTCCCGACGCATCCGGAGCGCAAGGCAGGGTCAACGGGACCGAAGCCAGCGCGTCCACAAAGAACACGCACGGGGCCTTCGCGAACCGCGCCACTTCGGACCCACGCATGGATGAAGGCTCCGCCGCCAGGTTCTTCTATTCGGCGAAAGCGGACGGCGACGACCGGCTCGGCTCCAAACACCCCACGGTTAAACCGGTGGACCTGATGCGCTGGCTTGTCCGGCTGACAACGAGGAAGGGTGGAACCGTCTTGGATTGCTTCGCGGGAACCGGTTCCACCGGGGCCGGGGCGTATTGGGAAGGGTGTGACGCCATCCTTATCGAGCGGGAGCCCGCGTATCAAAGGGACATCGCGAAGCGGATGAAGCTCATTCTTGCGGGCCCCGACGAAAAGAAGCGAGCCCGGACCGTGGTGGCTTCTCCGGAAGACTTGCCGCTTTTTTCTTCGCTGTAGCGTTGACATTTTGCAAACATGGAGTCGATTTCGTGAACGAAACGCAAATTCAGGAAGCCGCCAAGCTCTGGCGTCGTGGGGAAACAGCGGAAGCCATCGCAAAGGCTATCGGGGTCCCGGTCCGGAAGGTCCGGTATGCCGCCGAGCTTAACCGGGAACTCTTCCCGTACCGCCTTAAGGTGGCGGCGGCCGCGAAGCAAGCGGCGGTGTGTGTCGCGGCGGTCAAAGTCCGTCCCGCCATTGTTGTTCCGGAGCGGTTTCCACCGAAAGCGCCAGGTCATAACGGTGTGCCACGTGGGCAGCTTACCGGGTGCGGGTGCGAGTTCCCGTTATGGGGCGACCACGAACGCTATGACCTGAAAAAGTCGCTGTATTGCGGTGCCGCGAAGGATGACGGGAACCCGTATTGCACCTTCCACCGCAAGGTGACAACCGGGCTCGGCACACCTTCGGAGCGCGCCGCCGTGTCCGTCCTGGCAAGGGCGGCGTAATGTTCGCACTTCGTGACTATCAATCGGAAATGATTGTGGAGACACGGGACGCGCTTCGCGAACATCAGTCCGTGCTTTTGCAATGTCCGACCGGCGGCGGAAAAACGGCCTTGGCCGGATATATGGCGGGGTCCGCTTCGAAGCGCGGTAAAAAGATCATCTTCGGATGTCACCGCAAGGAACTGATAAAGCAGACCGCGAAAACGTTCGATAAGGTCGGGATCCCCTTCGGCATCATCGCCGCCGGTTTCACCGGGGACCGGCATCAAAACGTTCAAATCGCCTCGATCCAGACGCTACAGAAGCGGCTGGACTGGTACGGGATCCCCGACCTCTACATCCCGGACGAAGCACACCACGCCGGGGCCGCGACTTGGGCGGAAGTCATCGATAAGTACGCCATCGGCGGCACTAAGATCGTTGGGTTATCCGCGACCCCGGAGCGGCTGGACGGAACCGGCTTAGGCAAGTGGTTTCAGAAGATGGTCAACGGCCCGTCTCCGGGCTGGCTTATCGACCAAGGCTATCTGTCACCGTACCGGCTGTTCGCGCCTTCGATGCCGGACCTCACCGGCGTTAAGAAAGTTGGTGGCGACTACAATCGCGGCGAAACCGAGAAACGGATGACCGGCGCGTCAATCGTTGGCGACGTCATCAAGCATTACCGCGAACTCGCCCACGGCCGGAAGGCCATGGTGTTCTGTGTTTCCATCAAACATTCCCTTGCGATGGTGGAGCGGTTCCAAGCCGCTGGCTACAGAGCCGCCCATATCGACGGGGAATCCGAGAACCGGGACGAACTAATCAAGGCGTTCGAGGACGGCCGGATTCAAGTTCTGTCTTCGGTGGACTTGGTGTCCGAAGGCTTCGACCTCCCCGCTATCGAGGTCGCGATCCTACTTCGTCCCACTCACTCCCTTTCCCTCTTCCTGCAACAAGTCGGCCGCGTCCTCCGCCCGGTTTACGCGCCAGGCTTTGACCTCTCTACACAGCTTGGTCGCATCGCAGCTATCGCGGCGGGCCCGAAGCCTTACGCGCTCATCTTGGACCACTCCGCGAATTCCATAGCCAAAGAGCAAGGCGGCCGTGGTCACGGTCTCCCCGATGACGACCGGAACTGGACCTTGGCCGGGCGCGAAAAGAAGAGCCGGGGAGGTGACAAAGCCGATGAAGAACCGGCGGTCCAAACAAGACAATGCCCGTCCTGCTTCCGGGTCCATCCACCGGCCCCGACATGCCCGTCCTGCAAGCACGAATATCCCGCCCTTGGTCGCACCGTTGAACAACTCGAAGGCGAGTTGAAAGAGGTCGAAAAGAAGGTCGCGGTTGTCCAGCGGAAACAGGAACAGGCGAAGGCGCAGACCTTGGAAGACTTGGTCGCCATCGGGAAGTCGCGGGGGATGAAGAACCCGCACGGCTGGGCCTCACACATCATCAAAGCTCGAAATACCAAATCGGAAAGGCGCTACGTAAGATGACAAAAGCATATTCGGACTACATCAAAACCGGCCAGATGGATCCACTTGAGGCTATAAAACATCAGACCGTCCGCAACGGCGGGCGGGATGGCATGGCGCATATTCTTGCCAAGCACCTCGCCCAAGGCCTCCCGGCGGACGCCGCCGCGTTCGGTGCGCTGGACTGTGTCGCTATCAAGTTTGTGGACTGGTACGGGCCCGCCGCTGCTGGCGAAGTCTTCCGACACTACGCGGATGTGTGTGAACGCCAGCCCGTGAAGGATGCCCGCCAGGATGAAATGCCGCTCCCGGAAGGCGGTGACGCATGAAGGCGGAACAACTCCATATCCTGCAGCACTCGCTCGGGCTCGATGAATTCGGCCGGGGCACGATGTACCGGAGCCACTTCGTTACCGGCGAAGGCAGCAAAGACCATGCGGATTGCATGGCGTTGGTCGAGGCCGGTTACATGGGGGTTCGCAAAAACCATCCTTTGGCCGGTGGCGATGATGGTTTTTGGGTTACCGAATCCGGTAAGCGTGCAGCTATCGAGAATAGCCCGGCACCTCCTAAGCTATCGCGCGGGAAGCAACGCTACCTCGATTTCCTCGAAGCCGATAACGACATGTCCTTCATCGAATGGCTAAGGTGGACGACTTGCCGCCGGGAGGCCTCCCGATGAAACCCACAAAGATCAAATCCGTCTTTGAGAATGAGGCCGCGTTGTGCGCCGCCTTCATCGCAGCGCTTCCGGAGGGCTGGACCGCTTACGCGGAAACCGCCGGTTTCGACATCCTCTTGGTTCGGTCGATCGATGGCGCGCAAATCGGCGTCGAAGCGAAGATGACGTTGAATGCCAAGGTGTTGTTGCAGTCCGTGGAAGGCATCTATTCCGGCCACGGCTCCGAACATTCTGGGCCAGACTTCCGCGCCGCCTTGGTGCCATACGGGGCCGCCGGGGCGGAGATGAAGACTATTGCCCGGTTTCTCGGCGTTACCATAATCGAGGCTCGCGCCGCTGATGAAGGCGACAAGGAAATCGAGCGCCAGGTCGCGGCGCATGGCGAGTTTTACAGGAAATATGCGAGCCGCGACTACAAGGCGTTTAAGCCGGAACTGCCGAGCGTGGGAAATTGGTACGATGACCGTGGATGGGTCGACTTTTGCCCGGTCAAAAAATGCGTGGTCCCTGAATACGTTCCCGATGTTGTCGCCGGGGCTTCCGGCCCATCTCAGCTTTCAGAATGGAAGATAAAGGCGATCAAGATTGCAATCATTCTGGAACGGCGTGGTTACGTCACCGGCGCCGATTTCGCCCACATCAAGATTGACCGGAAACGCTGGCATGACATGGGGTGGCTATCGAGCGCGGTGCAAGATGGCAAGTACATTCGCGGGCAATATGTCTCCGGTCCGACCCCGCTAGACCTTCGCTCCGCGCATCCGGTGAACTTCGGACAGATCGAGTCCGATTTCGATAAGTGGAAGCCGCCGGAGACCGCCGCCGCGTTCCAAGGTGCCTTGCTATGAAGGCGTCAACAGCACTCCAAAACCGTATCTGGCTCGCGTTGTCGGCCGCTGGCAAAGTGGTGTTCCGGAACATCACCGCTCAAGGATGGGCCGGGAAAAGCTTCGAACTGAAAGCCGGTGAGAAGTATACGGCGCGCGGCGGCGAACGGGTCGTTATGGACCCGTATCCGATTAAGGCCGGGCTATGCAAAGGATCCGGGGACCTCATCGGCGGGGACCCCGTGCTAATTACTCCGGACATGGTGGGGAAAACCGTTCTCGTCTTCGCGTCATGGGAAGTGAAGTCCGGGACCGGGAGACCGACCACGGAACAGAACACCTTTGCAAGAGTGATCCGGAGTCGTGGCGGCATCGCCGAAATCGTCCGGAACGAAGAAGAAGCGCTTTCCGCCAGACTTTTCAAGGACTGACATGCAGACCGAAGTAACCTCAGTAGAAGACACCGTTGCCGCGTTTCTGGGTGCGATGGCGGCGGCCGGTGTCCATATCGATACCGCCTCACCGAAAGGCCCGCATCCCGTTGCGGATGGCAGACTCCACCGCGCCAACGCCATCGGCAAGAAGAGTAAGAAAAATAGTCACGTCTGGTATGTTCTGCATCTCGCGGAGCGGGAAGGCGAGATCGCCGCCGGAGCCTTCGGCGATTATCAGCTCGGTATCGAGGATACGTGGTGCGCGAAACGCCCGTCCAGCATGACGGCGGAAGAGAAGTCCAATCTTAAACAACGGATGTCGGATACCCGGAAGCAACGCGAGGAAGAGCAAGCCGCGCTCCACGCCGCCGCCAGGGTGGCCGCTACGGCGATCATGAAGGCAACCGCGAAGGCGGACCCCGCCCATGCCTACCTTGCGAAGAAGGGGTTGCCTGTTTTCCCTGGCTTACGCGTCCTCAAGGAAAACGTGAAATACGTTATCGACCCGGAAGAGGAACCGAAGACGGCGCGGGCCGGGAATCTTGTGGTTCCCATCTTCTCGCCAAGTGCAGAGCTTATCAGCGTCCAGATCATACAGCCGGACGGAACGAAGCGGTTCTTGAAGGGAACCGCGAAGGAAGGGAACTATCATCCCGTCGGGAAAGCACCGGCGGAAGACAATGGTGTAATCTTGATCGCGGAAGGGTACGCAACGGCGGCTCGCGTCCATGAAGCAACAGGATACCTCGCTATCGCCGCCTTCGACTCCGGCAATCTGTTGCCTGTTGCGAAGGCGATCCGGAAGAAGTACCCGAAGGCTCGGCTTGTTTTCACCGCCGATAATGACCGGTTCACAAAGGTCGGGGACAAAGAGAATCCGGGGCTCACCAAGGCCACGGAAGCGGCGGAAGCCGTAAAGGGTAGGGTCGCGGTTCCCGTCTTCGAAGAAGGTGATTTAACGCGAACCGACTTTGATGACTTAGCGCAACAATTCGGCCTTGACCGTGTTCGGGATATTATCGAACAAACGATCAATCCCCGCGAAAATGTTGTTGATCTCAACGAAGAACGGATGCGCCGGGGCGCGGTGGACTCCTATCCCGATGGACCCGGCGACAACGATGTCCCGGACTACGAACCGGACCACGGCGGCCCGGATGACATCAACGAAAAACCGCTTGACGGATTCGGGTCCCCGCATTTCCGGTGTCTCGGGATCGATGGGACCACATGCTATTTCCAGCCCGCGAACGTGGCGCAAGTCATCGAATTGAACGCGTCACAAATGAAGGGTGCCCATATGTTGCGCCTGGCCCCGCTGCAATGGTGGGAATTCGAGTTTCCGGGGAAGGCGAAGGAAGGCGGGGTAAACTGGAATCAGGCGGTGAACGCGTGCATGCAAGCATGTATGCAGCGCCGGAAGTTTGTCCCGCATAACTTGGTTCGGGGCCGTGGCGCATGGTTCGAAGGTGAAACCGCTGTATTCCATTCCGGCGACTCCCTTATCGTTGACGGCCGTCCGATTGCGATCCACCGGCACAACAGCCGCTTCGTCTATGACGAAGGCGACTTCATCCCGGTTGAGGTCGGGAACCCGGCAACCACGGACGAAGCCCGACGCTTCCTATCGCTCTGCAAATCGTTGCGGTGGCAGTCCCCGCTATCCGGTTACCTTCTCGCGGGTTTCTGCGTTGTTGCCCCGGTATGCGGCTTCCTGAAATGGCGACCGCATATCTGGGTAAACGGTCCCGCTGGCTCCGGGAAATCAACAGTGATGGACAAGATCATAAAAGCGGCGCTCGGCTCCACCGCGCATAGCGTTGTTGGGAACACCACGGAAGCCGGTGTCCGTGGTGCTCTCGGCATGGACGCGTTGCCGATTATCTTTGATGAGTCCGAACCGAAGGACATGGCGTCGCAAACCCGGATCCGTTCCATCCTCGATTTGGCCCGTGTCGCGTCATCGGAGTCCGATGGTCTCATTCTAAAGGGCACCTCGAACCAAAAGACCAAGGGGTATCGAGCCCGTTCAATGTTCGTGTTCGCTTCGATCAATACGCAAATCGAGGGGTACGCGGATGAAAGCCGGTTCACACAGTTGACCCTTGCCGCGCCGCCCATAGGCGACCCGGAAGAGGAAAAGGCGGCAAAGGCGCATTACGTCGCGCTGGTTTCTCAGTTCGTGGAACAGATGACCCCAACGTTTGCGAAACGGCTTCTTGCCCGCACCATTCACAACCTTCCCCAACTCCGGGAGTACGTGGAAGTCTTTACATCCGCCGCCACAATCCACTTAGGGACGCAACGGCTTGGCGACCAACTTGGCCCCATGCTGGCGGGTGCCTACCTGTTGAACACCACGAAGCCGGTAACGGTGGAAACCGCGCTTCAATGGATCAAGTCAAACGATTGGGCGGACCACTCCGCGAAGGATGGTGCCAAGGACGCGGACCGCTTCCTGCAGCACTTAACCGGGTTCATGGTGCGGCATTCGACACCAGAAGGCGGGACATGGGAACGACCGATAGGCGAACTCATCGAAATCGCGGCCTATGAGGAAGACACCGAAGATCATCAAAACAACCTTGGCTTCGTTGAGAAGGTCAAGAACAAGCGGAAGGATTCCGCGATAACCGCTTTGGGTCGGCTCGGAATGAAGGTGTGGGTTACCACGGGCTTCGATGCGTACTGCGATATCACGACGTCACATGAGAACTTCCGGCGCATCCTGAAAGGGACGGAATGGGCGGGGACGAAGTGGCGGAAAATCTTGGACACCATCCCAGGGGCGATAGCTCCGAAGGGGAACCGGTATTTCTCTTCCGGCGTCAACACGCCCTTCGTTTCGGTGCCTGTTGACCGGATCAGGGGCTACGGTGAGACAGGCGAACCCGCTTGATTCCCGCTTGTTGCATTGACGTTTTGCAAACGGAAACGCAAACCTTGAGACGTATATTTTCAGGGAATTGCTGATGTCCAACGTGACCGACCTAGTCGCCGCTCGAATTACGCAAACGCTTATCGACCAAGCCCGTTCGCTCGTCGATGAATTCGCGCAAATTCTTGCTGACACCATCGGTGCAGCCGGTGAAGCTGGCGAAAGCAGCGTGACCGCTTCCGCTATTTTGGCAACTGTAGAAGCGCGTCGTAACGAAATCGCGGACATCATCGCGGCGAACATTCCCGGCCATGAGTGGAGCGGTGCCCTTCTCCGCCTCCGGAACACAGATGGTTCGTGGGGTGCCTTCGTTGATCTCATCGGCCCGCAGGGCGTCCAGGGGCCGCAAGGCGACCGTGGCATCCAAGGGACCATTGGCGCGCAAGGGGAGCGCGGAGAAAAAGGCAATACGGGTGACGTCGGCCCGCAAGGACCGGAAGGGGTGCCCGGTACATCCTTCACCGTAAATGCAACCGGCTTGCTCGCCGCCCGTAGTACTCATGACACCAAGGACGAAGGTTTCGCCTACCTGGCGTCGGATACCGGCGACCTCTACATCCGCCAGGGTGCCGCCGGGAATTGGTCCCCGCCGATCCCGTTCGGCAAAGGTGAGACCGGGGACGCTGGTCCGCAAGGACCCGTTGGTCCTCAAGGGGGGATTGGTCCCGCCGGTGCTGATGGTGACAACGGGCTTTCCGCCTATGAAATCGCGCTTTCCAACGGGTTCTCCGGGTCGGAAGCACAGTGGATTATTTCCCTCAAGGGTGACACCGGAGATACCGGGGCTCAAGGGCCTACCGGCGCAACCGGGGCTCAAGGTCCTGTCGGCGCTCAAGGTCCTACCGGTGCGACAGGAGCAACCGGCGCAACTGGACCGGCGGGAACCACGGACTACAACGCACTTTCCAACAAGCCAACGCTCGGTACAGCGGCGGCGCAATCTTCGACCGCTTTCGCCACGGCGGCGCAGGGTGCCAAGGCTGACACACTACCCGCCATCGCCGCAGACCGGATGATTGTTGATAACGCCGCCGGTACAGCACGCGAAAGCAAGACGTTTGACGAAGTGAAAGCGAAGTGGGACCCGAACAGCGAATTGCTTCGCGGTACCGGGTATAAGATCACTTATCATAAAGCGCGGGCTGCCTGGCATGTCCGGTCGTTCGGTTCCTCGCTTATCGACGTCGGCGCTGGCAACGCGGCGGTTGACACCGCTGCGTTGCAGGCGGCGATGGCGGCGGGCGTAGTGGTGGATATCACCGGAGCCACCCTTAGGATCAACGCCGAGATAAGCGTTTTGAATGAAAGTTCGAAAATCGGCGCGGCACACGAAAGCCGTCAACCCGCAGGTGTGGGTAGCAGCATCATCAACGTCATCGACAATACTCTCCCCGTTCTGTTCCGCGTCGGACATGACAACTTTGAAGCGGCTGGCTTCTCCGTCAGAAGCACAGGCACCACAAACCAGACAACAACCGCCTTTTGGTTTGAGCGAACGGTTGACTCATACCGGGATATCGACGCCCGGTTGATCAACATCGGCGTCGGTATCTTGGGGCGTGCCGTCTATCACAAAGGCCGCGGGCTCGAAACAAGTGGCTGCAATTTCAGCGAACTGTATATCGCTGGCATCGAGCTTGACCAGCCCGCGACATGGACGCCGCGCGGTTCCGCGTCTATCGATGGCATCGACACCGGAACCCGTGGCTACAGGTTCAACAACAGCCGTGCCCATGCGATGCAAGCCCCGTTCCTGAAGAATACGGGAACCTATGCGCTCAACATCGGCGGGATCGAAATCAATGGCTTGATCGCTGATGTCGGCGCTGACACCGGCCTTATCCAAGGTGTCGCCATCGACATGATGGCTACCGGAATACAGTGCCGTTACTCGGGCTTCGCTGCTTCTCGCATGCTTGAACTACAGCCGGGATCACGTAATTCCAAATTCGTCAACTTCAACGCCGTAGGCTATGAAGGTGCGAGCGGGGATCGTCTGTCCAACCATGCGGTCCGGATGACATCGAGCCTCGCAAACCCGATCCAAGACATCGCATTTATCGGCGGCAGTATTGGCCCTACGCTGCAAGCAGGCGTCAATTTGCTTGGTGACGGCGCATACAAAAATATCTCATTCATCGGCGTGGACTGGAAGCGTTGTGGTGTATCCGGCACGTCCGGGTCGGACAGTCCTATTCAGGTGGCGAGTACTGTTCCGTCTACGGATATCAGGCTTGTGGCGACCCACGCCAGGGACAACGCGGCGTCGGCGCCATTCATGGAGGTATTCAACACCCCGGCAAACAACACGCTGCGTCGTGAAGTCACCTCTACTATCGACGGTACGTTTAGCGGGTGGGCAACTGCCGGTGTTGTTGTCACCACGTCAGAGCGCCCGGATGGTACGGCTGCGTTGCCAGCCCTCGGCTTCGACGCGGATCCGGATTCCGGTTTCTTCCGCCCCGCCTCGAACTCCATCGGCTTCGCGCTCAATGGTTTAGAGGTGGGCCGGTGGCTGTCAGGTCAGTTCCTTATGGGGCGCACTACTACATCTACCACTACGGCTGGCGTAGGCTCGGCGATGACGGCCGCCGGTCCGTTTATGAATACGTTCAGTTCCGGAACAGCGAGCACAACGCACTACAGGTTCTACAACGACGCCGCTGCGACACCCATTCAGGTCGGCTCCATCAGCACCAACGGAACAGCTACGGCTTTCAACGTTTCCTCGGATGAAACCATGAAGGATTTCATCGGGGTCTACGACCCTCTTGAAGCCATCGCTATCATCAGAAACGACCCGGTCCGGGAGTGGACGTGGAAGACGGACGGTGAAAAGGCGAAGGGGTGGGGGGCACAGACTTCACACGCGGTATCCCCTGATCTAGCGACACCTGGCGGATGGTTCAGCCCTATCGATAATACGCCATGCGATGAGCATGACACCTTCGAGGTCGCAGTTAAGACCGACGATGGTTTTATGATCCAAATCAAAAAGGCATTCTACATCCCGTGGGGCGTCGACCAAGCGAAGCGGACCCCATACCTATGGGCGGCTATGGGATGGGCTCTAGATAGAATCGATGAGCTTGAACAGCGTCTCAGCGCGCTTGAAAACGGCGGGAAAGCTTCATAATAAAATTCTCTAGTACGCCCGCACTAAACGAAGGTTCACGGGAAACAAGTGCCGATCTGAGATCGCGCTCTTTTCCATCAAGGACTAGGCGGCATACTTCCGAAAGGGTCGGCATCTTAGGTATCGCCATCAGTTCAGCAATCATGTCTTCAGACCTTTGACGTAGCGCTAAATCTTTCTGATCTTTCGCGGCGTCGGATAGTTTGCGGACTACCTCTACGACCTCGTCTTTCTTTGTTGTGTCGCATAGGAACGGCAACGAACTGGAATGACCGGAGATAGGAAGAGCGATGAAGGTTACTCTATTCCCTGAGACTCTTTGCGCCTCAAGGCTATCGTCGCGGTTGCCAGCTCCGAAGATGATGGCGGCGCGAACCTTGCCGAGATCAGATGCGTCACCAAATGCCTTTAATGATTGCATAAGTGAATCATCGCGCCTCGCCCGCTTAAGCAGTTGCTCGTAACTCGGAAAAGGGATGCTTAGATTCTGTGGGTAGATCGCGGTTTGGGGACTGAAAGCTAGAGCGCTGTATTCCCTGGTGTCGTCCAGATATGAAAGCTGTCTCGCGAACATAAGGCTCGCGAACCCGCCTTTGCTCGGCCCCATCAGAAGAACTCGCCGGGCACCGGTACGATAGGCGAGTCGCTTTATTATCGTGGTGACCCGTTCCGCGCCGTGCGTGTAGTAGGTGCCACGTTGATCCGCCAAGAACAGGACGGATGCTGGAAAATCCGTTCGGTAAAAGGTCATCTTCTTCGATGGGGAAAAAACAACAATCAGTTCGTCGGAGCCTTCCTTTTTTCGGAACTTCGACGTCACCCAAAACTCATTCTTGTTCACTATTCCCCCCGGTCTTTTCGACTACGCGACCAGTAGTCCCGATTCCACGTCCACCACTTGGAACCATTCGTAGTCGACTGCTTTGGCCGCCGCTACGGCGTCGTCAAAGGTGTCCGCGCTACCTATGAAATCGTTCCATCCACCGCCTGGATGGGCGTCATGACCGACGAAAACTAGGAAGCGTTTGGTTTTAATTGAATTTTGCGGCTCTACGCCCTCTACAAACGTGGTCATTCACTTCTCCATTGCATCATGAAATCGCTATAGACCTTTGGCGCGTTTTTCAACCCTGAATTTCAATTTAAGGACATTCTAAAACTCGGTCCGGGTTCGCGGTATCCTTCATTCCGGCGTGTACTGGCACATGGTAAAACCGGGTCAAATAATAGGAAGGCTTCGGACATGGCTACAGCAAATCAGACCGCCCCTGTGGGCTCCTGGCTTAAGGTCTCCACGGCACTTGAAAACGTGGTTATCACCCACAAGCTTTCGCTTCCCCTGCATGTCTATGTCGGGTCCGTGGATCCTGACGCGAATTCCGCGTACCACGAATGCCGGGCGGACACCCCCTTTTCGATGGGCGGGATTTCCGGACAGAACGTTTATATCCGGTCCGGCGCGGGCTACGCGTTCCCCGTTGTTGTTACGGCGGTTTGATCGATGGGTGCTGTTGTCTTCGGGAAATCGAAGCTCGCGGTCGGGAAGCCACGGGACACCGTGTTTTTTCCGCCGTGGTGGCGTGCCGGGGCGAAGTGGGCATGGGACGCGAAGAAAGCCCGGTTCGCCATCGCTGGCAAGAAGGCGAGCCAGGCGCAAGCCTTGGCGGTGACCCGTGCCGGAACCTCCTACATGGACAACGGGTCCGGGGTATGGGCCGTTGTGGCGGCGAACCTGTTGCGGGTGTCCCCACGGGGAGCCCGTGTCGAGGCCGCCGGAATTAATCGGCTCCGTTGGAGCGGGGACATGATGAATGCGGTTTGGGTCCCGCAAGGGACCGCGACCCGCGAAGCCACCGCGATCCAAACCCCTGCGTACGGGAACTACACCCGGATCAACCGGGGGTCAGAAGCCGCCGCCGGACTTCTTATCCTGCAGAACATCACAACCGGCATCGTTGTCGGCAACTTCTATTGTGCATGGTGCTTTGTCCGGGGAGAAGGTGCCAACATCGGCAAGCGTGTCGGCCTCGCGATCAAGCGGCACGCGGGACCGAGTACCTTCGCGGGTTCCGTGGTCCAGATAACGTTGACGGCGGAACCGCAACTTGTGTTCACCGCCTTCCAAACCGTCACCGGAAACACCGGGGTCGCCATTGTTATCCATGCCGGTGACAACGCGGCCACTATGGCGGATTCCGTCTTGGTGGGGTGCCCGCAGGTCGATGACGGCAAGCTTCCGACATCGCCGATTGAAACCGGTGCCGCCGGTGTTACGAGGGCTGCTGATGCGGTTTCCATTAACCTGGCGCAGGCGTCCAGCGTTGAAGTGAAGTTCGCCGACGCTATGGTCCCGATCCATGAAAATAACATGGTGTACCGGGGATACACCTACAATCTGGACCAAGCGCCAAGCGCTCTGCATGCTCTGATGCGGAAGTATGAGAACAGCGAGGTACTACGCTTCACCACGAAGCCGGGGGACAAGGTGTCCTTCGATACCGCAGACAGGATGCGTTCCGAAGCGACACGGGGCGAGGGAAGCAGCTACGCGAAAGGTGTTAGCATCTTCAACGCGTATCAGGTCAAGGTGGATGCCGGGTTCCAGACATCAACCGATCCCTCTTCATGGTTCATCATCGGGCAGTGGCACGGGCAAAGCATTGTGGATGGAAGGTCCCCGTATCTCTATACCTGCATATCCGGAAATGATCTTGTTTTCATGATGCGGCATTGGTCCGGAACAGGGACCCCGGAGACCGAGCTTTACAGGGTGCCCAACTTCCCACGGGAGGCCTGGCTAGACATCATCTTTGAACACATGGTTCATCAGACAGCGGGCGTCGTCCGGATCTGGTATAACGGCACCAAGGTTGTTGACCGGGCACCGGGACCCGTTGGCTATTGGGATCATGCCTTAGCGGGTTACTGGAAATTCGGCATCTATCAGAAAGCGGACACCTATTCGCCTTCGGTTGAGTATCAGAACGTCGATGAAGGTCTAGTTGATCTTTCCGGTAGGGCGGCGGCTCCGCTCGCCGTAGACAGCGGGAAGCAAACCTTTGCGGCGACACCCTCCGGCGGGATCTGGGCACTTGATGCCGCCGCGCTGAAACATCCTCTTATTGAGTCAATTACTGCGATGGCTGAGTAAGGATCAACTTGCGTTGTCAATTCGTCAACGCGCAATATGTTGGCAAGGCTGGATGACCTTCGTCGTTCCAAGACGGCCTTTAAATGTCTAGTGAATGACGGGGAGCGCGGCCGCGTTGTGGTTGCTTACGAGTTGCAACACGCGGCCGCTTCATCAACAGGGGACTATCTATGAAACGCCTCTTCCTTTCAGCCTTTGCCGCTCTGGCACTCTTTGCGACTATCGTTCCGATGAACTCGGCGGCGGCCTCGCCCCCGCTCGATACCGCCTATACGGCGGCGAACCACTCCACTGAAAAAATCGTAGCTCCTGGCTACGTCATCGCTTCAACCGCCGAACACGATGTCGCGGTGCCGATGCACTACACTATTGCCAAGACTTCCGGACCCGTCATGACGGCGGCCGCGCTCCACCTCGCCCAGATGAAGCGGGGCCACCTCGCCCGCGTCTACGCGGTGCCGTGGCGAAGCTGACGACCTCCTTATGCCCTGAAATGAGAAAAGCCCGGAGCGATCCGGGCTTTTTCTTTATGCTGTTATCGCGGCTTATAGCGGGTTCCGGACCCATCGGATCGCGGCGGCAAGCATGGCGTGCCCCGCGTCTTCTTCGATCATTTCGCGGTCCCTGATGAGCAACAGGGCGGAAAGCGCGCCCTCTCGGGTCACCGGTGCCACCCAGGCGGAAAGGGTGTCATAGGCGGCGTGGACCTCCTTGGAGGCGCTGGCCTCATCATCGGTGTCCGGTAGTTCGTTGAACCGCTTCGCCGCGTCTCTGTATGTGTTTACGGCCGCGACTAGCGGGTCGTGATATGCTGTTATGCTCACTATGTGTTCCATCATTTACTCCGCACTTCCGATGAGACCTAATTCCTATCGCGGAAAATATTCCTAGGTCAAGGGGCTACAATCAAAACGGGATGATATCCGCCTTATCAAATTCGGCTTTGACCGCTTTACACATACGATCAACAGTGCCTTCGAGGTCGGTGGCGCGCTTGTAAACCGCCTTATAGTTTTCCGCGTGAATCGCGGTGTCTCTGCGGGCGAGGTCTCGCTCACGGGTGAGGGCGGCAAATGTTTTTGACGCTTCGGTCAGTTGCGCGCGTAGATACCTGATGGCGGTTTGCACCGAAACGGCGGCTCCATCCTCGATATCAAAACCTTCAGCGGCAACGGCCCGCAACACGGCGTCCAGTTCGTCGCGGTAAGATTTCAGCGTGATTTCACTGGTGTCGATCTCGGCGAAGTCTGGATCTGGGCTACAGTGGCCGCAATCGCAGTTCTGCGCCTCCGCGATCAATGCGGCCGCCAGAACATCGGAAAAGTTTACCGGGCGGGTCGCGTTGCTGGCTTCGGCCTCCGGCTCCGGCGCGTGGTCCCGTTCGAAGTCGCCAGCAGCCATCGCGATACCGTTGGAGGCTGTTGCCGCCCATCTCTCCGGGTTCCTGTAGCCGCGTTCGCGGGCTATACGAAGCCGTTTTGCGTATTCAGCGAAGTCATGGATGACGATGACACCGGCGCGGGGCTTCCGGGGTATTCGGCCGACCTCCTGGCTATGCAAAGATTCCTTTCCCGTGATGTCCTCGTAACCCATGTAGGATTGAAGGTTTTCCATCGTGGTTTCGGTTACCCGGTAGCTACGGCCCTCGAAGGTGAAGAGGACCCCGACCCCAAACGGGCGGCCGGTATACCCGGCGGCGTTCAACGCGGCCTTACCCATCGCGGAATCCTTCCGCACATACGACATGTTTCTGTTATCCATGATCTATTCCTCGCGGTGCAGGATCGCCCGGATATCCGGTTCCGTCATCGGGAACCGGATGCCTTGACGATCCCGCATCAGTTCACCGAAGCGGCGACACGGGTTAATGCCTCGATCTCGCTGATCCGGGTCCAGACCACGAACCCGGCGAGGATAAAGAAGCCGGTTGCGATGATGACGGCGCGGGCAAACATCGCTTCTTCCAAGATCAATTTCCGGGGGTCCGGCATCATCGGCTCCAAGAAAATCTTGGTTTGACCCCGTGGGGTTTTGAGCCGGACCGGGTGTTTCGATTTCATCATTTTCGTTGATCCTTGTTTTATGGTTGCGTTTTGTTGATCTCGCGGCTCAATAATTTGCGTTTTGCAAACACTCTACATCGCAAAAAGCGCACCTTGGGCCGGGTTAAGCCATTGTTCCGGCATCGCGGCGGCGATACCCGGATAGGTGTCCGCCCGCTTCTGCCAGCGGTCCGGGGTATCGGAAAGCCGGTTCTGACCTTTGTCCGTTTGGTTGTCGAAGCGCTCCACCGTCTTCGATGACCACTCATTCTTCTGCACGAACCGCCCGCGAACCCTCTTAGTGGAGACAAGGCACGGAAGGTTATCAAGCCATAAACACGTCTTCTTACTGGCGTTGTCCCCGAACCAATTTGGCTGAATGGTTTGGCTCGGCTTCCGGAACAGACTGGACAGCGCGCCCACGGGGTTCTCAATGCACTTCTTCCGTATTTTAAGCGCCCATATCCGTTCCACCATTGCAACCGCTAATTGTCTCGCCTCTCGCCTACCCCCCCCCTGTGAGGGTGCCCGGCTGTACCGCCTGATGGTATCCGATGCCCGGATACTTGATGTAATCGGGGTCGCTGTACGCCCATTCCGCCGATGCGGTGAGATAGGTGCAATCCGGGTGGAAGATGCCGATATCAGGCCAGAGCCCGTTGGCGCGCATCCATTCCAGAACCTCGAAGATGTCGCCAACGATGTGACGGCCAACGGCGCGACCTTGGTGAAAGGCCATGGTTTCCCCGCCGTCTTGAGACGGAAGGAGATCACAGGAATAGGTCTCGACACCATGCGCTTGAAACGCCCGGCGAACCGTCCCCGATGTCTCCATTCCGACAAAAACGATCATGCCGCGTAGCGTTCCGCGATGTCTTCCATACGGGGATGCGCGAGCAAGCGGGAGACGCCATAGCTATCGACGCGGGCCTCACCGGGATGCGGTGAAACCCGCTGATCCCATGTGCAGCCTGTCTCATCGTTGATGACGTAATCCGGGTTCGCGTAGATGGACTTACCTTCGGCGCAAATCTGGACGTACCCGACTTCCGGGCCTGATGTACCGAAGCCGTTTACGCCGGTGTGAGCGTAGCCGCCGAGCACGAAGCCGCGAGCCTTCGCCACCGTGGCGAGGTACTGAATATCTATGAGTCCCGTCGTTTGCGTTTTGCAAACGCGGGTGCCATCAAAACGCGGGATCCCATTGCAGTAGTCCCGAACTTCGTGGAAATCATCGGTTTCGAGAACCGACACGGTGGCACCGTCTTCGGCGTCCTCTACTACGGTGAAACGCTTGCCTTCTTCGAACTCGCGAAGCGCGGGGTCCGCGAAATCGATGTAGACAACAGCCGTTTTGCCGAAGCGCGTGGAAGTGAACGAAGGGCAGGCGTCGTTCCGCCAAGAAGTATCCGCCCACGTCTCCGGGATAAGCGGTAGTGTGGATTGATCGAAGTCCGGGAATTCTCGGGCTAAGGTTTCATACTTCTTCATGAGGATGACTCCGGCGGTTGCGTTTGAACTACCGTGACTATGCGTCACGCATATTGCATTGTCAATTCGTCAACGCCCTAGTCTTGATCTTTTTTCATTGCGTTCAAGGCATCCTTTGCCGCGCTGATCTCGGCGTCATCCCTAGCCTTGCTTCCATCGGTGTAGTAGCGGGAATTGCTCATCGAAGACGCGAATTGCGCGGTTTCGATGCGGGCAATCTTGGCCTCGATCTCGGCGATTTCCGACGCTTTTGTTTCGGTTCTATTGACCATTGGTAGATTCCTTTTCGATGTTGTCACCCTCCACCCTCGGTGTGGGCGATGGGTTTTCACGATGCTTGGGGCGCTCGTTGACGTGGTCGCAGCGATCACATGTCCAAGTCCGGACTGATCGAATATTTGCTTCCGCCCGGTCTTGCTCATCGTGCGGCGGGCCGATACCGCAGCTATCGCAAAACTCATCGAAGATTTGATTGAGTTCTCGCTCGCGGCTTCCGGCCATCGCGTGGGCAATCTCCTTTGCTGTTCCCAGCCATGCCTCACCCTGCATCAGCTTGGGAGCCATGCAGATTGCCTGCGACGGGAGGACAAACATTCCCATGTCGCCGCGCCTGACCAGCAGCGTGCAGTCATCGCGGTGAACCATCGACCAGCGCTCGGGAAAGCCTTCGGTGTAAACGCGGTCACTCATCTCGTCCGCCCTCCGACGCTGCGAGGGCGGCTAACCCGGGTTCTGTCACGCTGACCCGCGAATAGTGCCGGTGCTTGCCCTCGACCGGCTGGATGACCACCAGCGCCATCTGCTCGAGGTGAGCGAGGTCCGCACCTTCGCATTCGCCCAACGCGCTGCTGTCTTCTTTTGCAAGCCATTCGAGCAAGAAGCGTTCGCCGCTTGTCAGGCGCGGCGCATCTGTTTCCGTATCGAGGGATTTCAATCGATCGCGAGCAAGGCCACGGGTGCGCGGGTCATCGCCCCAAGCACCGTCAGCCACTTCTTCAAGATAGTTTCGGTCTTCGTCAGATATCCCCCGCACATGATCTGAGGGCGCGGGGTTGGTGTTACCAATCAAATCGGAGGCGATACGACCGAGAAGATCCGCATGTTCCTGAAGTCGTTTTCCGACAGTCTTGTTGCGGACAAGGTCAGCGGAAACGATCAGATCTTGGCTGGCGGCTGAGATAGCGTGTGCCAAACTGGCGTACTGCGGGTGCCACTTGTTGCGCCATCCATACAAATTTACATGGTCCGCAGGTGCGGGGGTTGGAGCCGACGCCTTCAAAGCGCGGTTCTCGTCTTCAAGCTCCGCCAGCCTGGCGACAAGCTTCGACGCCGCTGTCATGGTGAGACCGGCGGACATCACGGATCGAACAATGGCGCGGCCCCGTTCCTGATGGTCATCCCCGGTCAAACATGCGACCGGGCCAGGTTGGCCGTCTTCCATTATGAAGGTGGCAACCGCATGGGTGCCCGCGAAGAGAAATCGAGGGAAGACGCTGGAAACCGGTGCGTCGGGATGGAGCGAGGCGGGCACATCGAGTCGGATGGGCTGAAAAGCGGCGGCTTCGATATGGCTCTTGAAACAGTCCGCGTTTTCAAACCACCATTCCGCGAGCCAGCGCATCCGCTCCCAGGAGTCCTTGGGCCACGGGTTCGCCTTGGTGTCCCATCCGGTCCGCATCGCGTCACGTCCATTGAACGGGACACCCTTTGCGTTGTGTGTTTCCATTTCTATTGATCCTTGATCTTAAACAAGTGCATGTTGCAGCCGATGGCCCGGAGCCGTTCCGTGTATCCTGGTCGCACAATCAATTTGCGGCCGCGGCGGTAGTAGAAGGCAATGGCGACCCGTTCGATGCGCTGGCGAGCACTCGGCTCTAAAGGTCCGGCCATGACAGCCATGAAGGACTCCAGCCAAGCGCGAGGGCGGCGAAGAGGGTTAAAGCGGCGAGCCCTACAGGTGTGGCGGCGATGGTGAGGAGAAGAGCGGCGCTCATTTCGCACCTACTTTCATGGCATCAAGAGGGGAGACGATGAAGCGGGAACCCGTCCCGTTCACAAGGAGATCGGAATCAACTTCCGAATAAGCGTAGACCGTTCCGGACAGCCTGGCCCCGTGACGGGTGAAGATAACGGCGGAATCAATTGGGAAGATTTCGGCGACCATCTTCCTGAGCCTGCGCCTCGCCTTCTCATATCCGGTCGAAGCGGCGGTGAGTGCCTTCATTTGGTCCGAATTCATCGGGGGAACCCTCTTCATCCACCTATCCCCCACATATGCGCCACGCATAACAGATTGTCAATTCGTCAACACTCCAAAAAATACATCGCAGAAAATACATGAAAAAATACACGGAAAATACAACTTAACTTATTGATTTCATTGTATTCTATTTTTCTATGCTTTTCAGCGCGAAAACATACATACAAATGCCTGCACACACATCCAGACGTAGACGCGGGAGCACACACAGGTGCATAGGCGTATATGTATATTTATTTATTTATTTTCATAGAAAAATAGAAATGAATAATAACAATTGGTTAATGTGTATTTTTGGGTGTATTTTTTTCAGAATGAAAAAATACATGCTCGAAAAAAATACAGGGTTTACGTTTTGCAAATGCCGTGGTCCAATTCCCGAAATTGACGTTTTTTAACCTCGCAAGGATTCGTGACCATGAAAGCCATCATCACCCGCAACATGAACGTCATGAATGCGAATGGCGAAAACGAGTTTTTCGCGAAGTCTGGTGGCGCAATTGAAATCGATGCCGAAACCTTCGGCCGCCTCCGTAGAGCCGGGGCAGCTACTCCGTATGTTGCTCCGGATATCGAATCCGCGCTAGATCAGGTGTTGGCGAAAGCGGGTTTCCCCGAATTTGACACAACGACTACCGGAACCGATGTCGTCCAAACACCGGACCTCGATGCGATGACGAAGGATCAGCTTGTCGACTTCGCGGTGTCGAAGGTGATTACCATTAATCCCGCGGGGAAGAAGGCTGATATCATCGCCGCGATCAAAGCCGATATCAACAAGGCCGCCAACCCCGGCGAATAAATATGGCTGATGGAATCACCATCAAGGCCAATTGGGATTGGGCCGAAGCAAAGGCTCTGATGCGAAAGCTGTCAGGGCCTAAATTGCATCAGGCGATGAGCGTTGCAGTCAATGACTCCGCTCGCCAGGTAGAGCGTAAAGCGGAACAGCTTGTAGCGAAATCCCTGTCTATCCCGGCGAAACGGTCTAAGATGGGGATATGGGTGCGTCCGTATTCGACTCCGTCAACACTTACGGCGGTTGTCCGGGGTTCCGGCTCCATCATCCCACTCAAAGCGTTCAAGGCACGTGAGGAAGGCGACGGTGTCTCCGCAACGCTATGGGGGCGTAGGATCCACCATCCTGGGGCCTTCATCTATGGCGGCGCGCTAGGTGCCCATAACAAAGAGCTTGGTATGGGCGGTCACGTCTTCACCCGTCTTGGTCCCTCCCGTCTCCCTATAAAAAGGGCCAAGGGTGCAGCCATAGCCGAAGCGATGGCGAAGGACGCGGTGTCCGGGGCCAATGAAGCCTATGGAGTGGAACGGTTGCAAGCCAACGTGTTGCGCCAGCTTACCCGGTACGCATCAACAAAGAAGGCTGCATCAACGAAGCGCAATGGCGAAGGTAAGTTCAAGCCTAAGTCTCAACGATAACAACATCAATTGATCGCAGACATCAGGGCCGGGGCCATCATGGATTCCGGCCTTTTCTTTGTGTCATTCATATAAGAATGGTTATGTATTCAAATCGAGTTGATGCGAAATCAGAATGATACATCACTAGTTGTGTTTGGTGTATAAGACACGTTGCATGTATGTAACATATTGAAATAATTATATAAAACAAAGATTTTGGGTCCTTCCACGTGAGTGCCATGGTGCGGGGGACTTGGCAGCGCAGGCTTTCGCTAGCGATAGAATATTCATAAAGCATATGATGTTACGCGCCACGCATATCAAATTCATAACCATTCCGAATGATGATGACAAAGAAAAGCCCGGATTAACTCCGGGCTATGTCATTGCAACGATTTATGAATTCGCCTAGCGGCTACCTGTGCAAACTACGGTGGCGATACACCATCCGAAACAGAAGATGAGTATAGCCCACAAGATGGCTTGAACGATCAAGACGCACCGCCTTTCCATGAGGCGAACGCGGCGGCTTCTTCCTTGTCCGCTTTCCGGCGGAAGTAAGCGGTGACATCCCTCGTCGTGAGTCCGGCGGCTATGTCCTTCAAGGTGGACGCGTCCTTGATCGCCCACAAGCTGGACCGGTCCGGGCGGTACGCAACGAACATGGTGCCGTCGACCATGATGCTCCGGCGCTTGTTGTCGTGACGGTCCCACGCTTTGAGTGGGTCGCCGAGCGGGGAGCCGCACGCTTCGCACACCTTTATTACGGCGTACTGGACCGCGAAACAATTCGGGCAACATTTGATAGGTGGTTCCCGCGTCATGCCGCACCGCCTTGCACCATCGCCAGACGTTCACGCAACACTGCGACTTCCGTCTGATGCGATTTAGCTAAGAGCGCCAGGGCGGCGTTTGCGGCGGCGAGCTTCACCCTCGTATACTCGGCGGCGGTGTAGGCGTCACACCCTTCGCTGAAATCTGGCGCGACGTCCTGATGATGATAGGAGACGGCACCGGGTTCGTTGTCCCGCTCCGCCATGGCGACGGCTTCGGTGAACCGACCGGCTTCCTCAAGAATACCGGTATAGCCTCGCGCGTGTGGCCGGTAGTAGTAGCCGCGTTTCAGGATGACATAAACGGCGGCGCTCATGCGTCACCGCCTTCCCGGATCGCGCGGGCAATCGCGGTGTTCGTCCGGCCAAGTCCGCGTTCAACGATGCGGGCGCACCGCTCCCGCTCCGCCAGAAGCGCGGCGATAATCAGCCCGGTCATTTCGAGTTTGTCGCCTGAAAACATTTCGAAGGAGCGGGCATCGATTACGGCAGCGGCAGATTTCACCATGTCTTCTGGAACTGTCTTAGGGGTCAAGCGTCACCGCCCTTCGCGGCGTCCCGCTCTTTGCGCAAACGCTCGATTTCGTGGATGGCGTCATAGAGGACGCGGTGAAGGCCGAAGGGCCAGCCGAGCAAGGCGGCGCGGAGTCTATCGGTGATATCCGTCATGCATCACCCATCGGCGTCACCCGGTCCAACAAGTAGCAACCGGAGATCCCGTCAAGCCAGATGACGGCTGAATGACCGGACAGGACTTGCGCCGTGCTCCGGGTGTTCGTGATGGTAGTGGTGCCGTTGTCCATCTTGACGCGGACCCGCGCACCCACAGCGTTCGCCAGATTGAAGGCATCGCATTCCCGTTGCAGGGATTCGGTTTTAGCGCGGCCCGGTCTCATGCGTCACCTTCCTTCCAGTCCGCTTCCATCATCGGAACCATGTAGCGGGTCGGTTCACCCTTCGCCCGGATGCAATCAATGGACATGCCGACCACGGCGAGCCGCTTGCGAAGGGTGCCAGCGATGAAGCCGCGAAGGGTGTGGCGTTGCCAGCCCGTTGCGGTCTCAAGCTCTTCTTGTGTCGCACCGCCCTTGCGCTTCACAAGATCAAGAATGATTTTTGTTTTATTGATCTTAACCGGCTTCGGTGTCGGGTTCGCTTTCTCCGCATCGATACGGGCGCGGCGTTCCGCCCGGCGAGCCGCGATCTCTTCGGCGCTGGACTCAACGCGTGGGGGAAGTGTGGCGGCGATCTCGGCGAGGTCAGCTTGTGACATCCCGGCAAGGTTCGCTTCGCTGATGCCAACGGCGGCCGTCTTCGTGATGGTAACGGGCTCAACTGCTCCGCATACATCGCAAGTTTCGCCTTGGCTAACATGGCACTCGCCGCATGGCGATTCACCGTCCTTGCGAGTAGGTGCCGGGAATGGTTCAAGGTCGCCGGTAGTGGCTGGCGGCACCGCATCAAAGGCCTTCTTCAACCTGCTAGCGTCGTTCGACTCGTTGACGACCTCGCCGGTATCCATGCCGTGAATAACAACATCGGCACCGTAGGAATCGAACACCATCACTTTGAAACCATCGGTGACCTCGCCCATCACGCGGATTGCCGGGAACCATCCCATGCCAGAGATAGAGGTTTCCACCGGCTCGATTGCTTCGATGTTCTCCGGATGCTTCGCCGCGATACCACGGGCGAACCGCTTCGCATTGCTCTTCACGCTGTAACTCTTCATGATGTCAAAACCTCTATTTGCGGTTTGTTGCGTTTGCAATTTGCAAACATCGGTATAATGCAAAATATGCACCATGTATAGTGAGAAGGATCAAAATTGTCGCCACGTCATCAGCGCCAAGGCATCGCGGTAAACGCCTTCGCTAAATCCCTTGGCGTAACGCATAAGGCGGTGGCGGACCGGATTAAGCGTGGATCGCTTGCCGATGCCGTTCTTGATGACGGGTCGCTAGACGAAGAGAAGGCGCGGGTTCTCTGGTTCGCCAACATGAATCCGAACCGGGTCCGCGCCCGTACCAAGGACATCGAACCGGCACCACGCGATGGTCGCGGCACCGCGAAGTCGGCGGAGGAGTCGCGCGGCGAATTCAAGGTGAAGATGGAGCGCGAAGAAATCGCACTCCGGAAGGAAACGATTCAACTCTCCATTCTTGAGGGGTCCGTTATCAAGTCGGACGACGCGAGACTAGCGACCCGCGCGCTGATGCGGACCTATCGCGACGGCATGCTCAACTTCGCGAACCGGTACGGGGCCGCTATTGCCGCTGAATTCGGCGTTCCGGCCGCCGCGTTCGTTGGTGCATTGGAAGCAAAGATCAGGGAAGCGCTGATAGAGATAGCAACGACCCCGGCTCCGTTCGATATCAACGTACAGGATGAGTCGGAATCCGAATGAATGCTCATGCGCCGATAACGCTTAACAAGGCGGCGCTTCTCTATCTTGATGGCGCGGACGCCCTTCTTCCGGATCCTCCCTACACCGTATCGGAATGGGCAGACAAGAACCGCGTTCTTTCCACGAAGTCGTCGGCGGAGCCCGGACGCTGGCGGACATCAAGGACCCCATACCTTCGCGAAATCATGGACTGCCTCTCCGCTTACTCGGCGGTGCAAGTCGTGAACGTGATGAAGGGCGTTCAAATCGGGATGTCCGAAGCCGGGTTCAATTTCGTCGGCTACACAATCCATCATTCGCCGGGTCCGATGATGTATGTGTTGCCGACTCTGGACTTGATGAAGAAGTTTTCGAAGACTCGCATTGATCCCATGATTGAGGCGAGCCCGGCGCTATCGGAGCGCATCGCTCCGGCGAGGTCCAGGGATTCCGATAACACGATTTTCGAGAAGGGATTCGACGGCGGCATCCTTGTGTTGACCGGCGCGAATTCGGGCTCCGGCTTGCGCGGTCTCCCGATGCGTTGCCTCGTGCTGGACGAAGTCGACGGTTACCCGGCGTCGGCCGATGATGACGGCGACCCCGTTACCCTGGCGACGGACCGAACATCCACATTCACCCGGCGGAAAATCTTCAAGCTTTCGACGCCGCTCTTGAAGGGTTCGAGTCGTATTGGTCCCGCGTTCCGCGAAGGGGATCAACGATACTACAACGTGAAGTGTGACAAGTGCGGTTTCCTGCAGCCCATCACGTGGGACCGGATCAAGTGGGAGGAAGGGAAGCCGGAGACCGCCGCGTTTGTTTGTGCCGGGCATGATGAGGTAACCGGCGAGCTTTGCGAACACCGCCACGCCGAACACCGGAAAGGTTTCATCCTCGCCGAAGAGAACGGGGCTTGTTGGGTTGCCACGGCGGAGCCGTCGAACCCGAACATCAGGAGCTATCACCTCTCCGCGCTGTACTCGCCTTGGTACACATGGGCGGAATGCGCGCAACGCTTCTTGAAGGCGAAGGACGACCCCGCACTTCTGCAGCCGTTCATAAACAACATTCTAGGCCAGGAGTGGGAAGACTTAGGCGGGGACAAGCTGGATCCCGACACCTTGTTCGGGAAGCGTGAGGATTTCAGCGCGGAACCGTTGCCGGACCGCGCCGCGCTTCTAACCATGGGCGTCGACGTCCAGCCGGATCGCTTGGAAGCTGAAGTTGTTGCATGGGGCCGGGACGAAGAGTCGTGGTCCGTGGAGTATCACGTCCTCGTCGGCGACCCATCCGAACTTGAAGTGTGGGACCAATTGGACGACCTAACAAAGAAGCGGTTCGCGCATCCGGCGGTGCCTGGCGGCATGAAGATTTCGGCGACGTGCATCGATACCGGCGGTGCGAACACGCAAGACGCGTACCGATTTGTTCGGCCGCGCGAAGGCCGCCGGATATGGGGGATCAAGGGATACGCTGGAAAGCGTCCGGTGTGGCCGAAGCGTCCGAGTCGGACCAATAAAGGCAAGATCAACCTTTATGCCATCGGCGTCGATGCCGCGAAAGAGACTGTTACCGCTCGATTGACAAAGACGGGGCCAAGCGTCTCCGGTCCTGGCGCATGCCATTTCCCGTTGGATCGGGACAAAGAGTATTTCGAACAGTTGACGGTTGAGCGGAAGGTGACGCGGTACGTGAAGGGTTTTCGCGTCATCGAATGGCACAAGCCGGACCACGCTCGAAACGAAGCGTTCGACTGCAGGGTCTACGCCTACGCCGCATTGCAGGGACTGGTTATCGGCGGGGTCCACTTGAACAAACGCGCCGCCAGTATCGAGCGGGCACTAACGGAAAGGCGGGCCGAAATGGGCGATACCGAACCGAAGCGGGAAGAGGCTGTGAAGGTTGAGGATGTAGCGGAGGAAGTCCGGCTTCCACCGGAAACCGTAATGACACCTAAAAACGCGGGTGCGATAAAGACAAAGAAACGGAAGCGGGGCCGCGTCATCGCGAGTCCTTTCATGGATTGAGCTATGGCGGTCTTAACACCGGAAGAAATAGCAGCCCTTCAAGCGCAGAAGGTTGCGCTTGTGAGGGCGATGAGGTCCGGCGCGCTGTCCGTCCAGCATGGCGACAAGCGCGTCCAGTATCGCAGCATCGCGGAAATGCAGACCGTCCTTGACGGGATCAATGATGAGCTTGCGGAAGGCGAGACCGGCAAGAAGCGGAAACGCGTCTTCTACATCGTCGGGACTCGGGGTTACTGATGGGTATCATTAAAACGGTCATGGATGCGTTTCGCATCGGCGGAAATTCGAACCCTTCCTATGAAGCGGCGGGTTCCGGCCGTCGCCTCCGGGGCTTCAATCCTCCGAAGCGCCACGTTAACGCCGCCATCATCGCGGCGGGTCCCACGCTCATCGCGCGGGCGCGGTGGCTATATAACAACGATGGTTACGTCGGGTCCGCCATTGACGAATGGGTGTCCGCCGCTACCGGTGACGGCATCAAGCCGCGTCCAAAGATCAAAGATAAAGCGAAAAAAAAAGCACTTCTTGATCTCTTCTGGCGCTGGACCGAAGAGGCTGATGCCGATGGCATGACAGATTACTACGGCATCCAAGAGAAGGTCGCCCGTGAAACCCGTTTGGCCGGTGAATGCTTCATCAGGATCCGGGCGCGCCGTCGCGGCGATATGTGGACGGTGCCTTTCCAGCTTCAAATTCTCACGGCGGAAATGCTCGACCTCGCCTTCAATCAATCGGAACCAAACGGAAACTATATCCGCGCCGGTATCGAGTTTGATAAGATCGGCCGCCGGGTCGCCTATCACTTTTGGCGCTACCATCCGCATGATGATGTCCCCCGCGCCGCTGGCGTGACACGGGACCGGGTACGGGTTCCCGCCGACGAAGTTATCCATGTCATCGAAGGCAAGGAAGGTGGACAGATCCGGGGTGTTCCGAGCGTTGCCCGCATCCTTGTGAAAATCTTCAAGATGGAAGCCTATGACGACGCCGAGCTTGAGCGCAAAGGCACCGCCGCGCTTTTCACTGGCTTCATCGTGGGGCGCGGGGATAACCCCATTGAAACCGAAGACGATGACGACGAGGACGATACGCCAATTGCACCGATGCAACCGGGCGCAATGATTGACCTCGGCGACGACAAGGATATCAAGTTCGCGTCACCGGTGGACGTTGGCGGCTCCTATGAGCCCTTCCAATATAGGAACATCCTCAAGATTTCCGCCGGTCTCGGCGTCCCCTACGCTTATGTGTCCGGGGATATGACCAAGGGCAATTTCTCCAACGTCAGGACCGATATCATTCGATTCCGCCGCCGGGTCTCTCAGTGGCAAAACAACACGCTGATATTCCAGCTTTGCCGCGTCGTCTGGATGCAATTTGTGGAGCGCGCCTATATGGCCGGGCTTATCGAGCTTCCCGGTTACGATGAGGACCCGACGCCATATTGGGCCGCGGAGCACTTGCCGCCGCGCCAGGAATGGATCGACCCGGCCAAGGACGTCGCGGCCGAGAAGGAAGCGATAAACGGCGGCTTGATGAGCCGGACGCAAGCGGTAGCCGCTCGCGGTTACGATATCGAAGACTTGGATGAAGAGATCAGGGAGGAACGTAGCAGCGCGTCCGACCTGAAATTCGATACCGATGGAAGCGAGCCGGAACCGAAGCAAGGCGCGCCGGTAGGCAACGGAAACGCGGCATCAGAAGAACCGGATCAAGATCAATCGAAAAAAGAAAATGAAGAGGCCAGCGAAGATGCGTGACCTTCCACACCTGGCGTCACTGATTTTCAATCGGCCGCTTCTCTATCGGGAAGACATCGGCCGCCAGATCATTGACGCGATTGGACCACGCGTCCTTACCGGCGAAGTCATTCGGAGGTCGGAAGTCGGCGCGGATATCGAGCGGCCGCAACGGGAGGCCAGGGCACCAAGTGGATCCCGCCGCCTCGCTGGCGGTGCCTACATGGACCGGGACGGCATCGCCGTTTTGCCTATCGTTGGTTCCCTTGTCCGGCGCGGGACCTGGCTTGACGCGGAATGTGGGATGATGAGCTATGGACTCATCACTTCCGCAGTCACGGAAATTCTGATGGATTCCAGCGTGCGCGGCCTCATGCTTGAAATCGATAGCGGCGGCGGCGAAGCTTCGGGGTGCTTCGATTGTGCAGACTTCATCAAGACGGCATCGGCGGCCACCGGCAAACCGGTATGGGCGCACTCCAACGAAGTCATGTGTTCGGCGGCCTACGCTCTTGGTTCCTCCGGCGAGCAAATATGGTTGGCACGCACAGCGGAAGTCGGGTCCATCGGCGTCCTCGCCGCGCATGTCGATGTGAGCGGAGCGGACAAACAGGCCGGTGTGAAGTGGACCTATATTTTCGCAGGCGACCACAAGACAGACGGCAATATTCACGAAAAGCTTTCCGATGGTGCCCGCGACCGGACGCAAGCGGATGTCGACCATCTGATGGATATGTTTGTTGAGCTTGCTTCGCAGAATCGTGGAATGACCGCCGAAGAAATCCGCGATACAAACGCTGACATATATCGCGGAACTCTCGCGGTGGAGTCGGGTCTCGCTGATGAGGTGGGTACTTTCGATGAAGCGCTTGAAGCTTTTGCGGAGCATGTTGACGAAATGCAAACATCGGGCGGAGCCCGATTGAGCGGATCACAGATAAGGGCCGAACTGATGGTACGGAAGAACGGGAAAACGGTAGCGAGCGCGGACACCGGCACGGAAGATGTAACGGTTGAAGAAGCCGTTGTTGAACCTGTTGTTGTGGAAGAGCCGAACGAACCCGCGACGCCGGTGCAGGAACCCGCAACCGCCGCAAGCGCGGACGCCATCGCGAAGGCCGTCAAGGCTGAAACGGACCGTTGCGCCGGGCTTCAAGCTGTTGCCGGACAGGCCGCCCGTCTCGGCGTCCAGTTCAATGCGGCCGAAGCCATCAAAAAAGGGATGTCCGTTGACGCCGCCCGCGCCAAGGTCATGAGCGCCGCCGCCGATGGTGACGCGGACGAAACTTCCGGCATCGTGTTGCCGAAAAGCAAAGTTGCCGCCGGGAACGGTGGCGAAACGACAATGAGCGCGGAGGCCAAAAAATCCGCGTGGGGCAAAGCCTTGAAGCGGAACTAATCGAGCCGGAACCGGCAACAGGAGACTACGAAAATGACTGTACTGACTGACTCCGGTCGCCGCGAAGGCGGTTACATCATCAGCGAATCCGAAGGTGCAACCGGCGGCATGCGGTCGCGCGATGTTGGCGTCCTGTTGTCCGGAACCGTTGGTGTCTCCGGCATGGTGGTCGGCAAGGTTGTCACCGGTGCAGCCACTACGGCGGCGAAGTCCGGCGGCAATACCGGCAACGGTACCATTACGATGGATGCGACGACGCCGGTCCTGGCTGGCGCGAAAACGGGCGTCTATACAGTGCGGTGCATCGCGGCCGCCGCGAACGGCGGAACCTTCCGTGTCGAAGGTCCGAATGGCGATGTCCTTGGTGACGTTGCTGTAGCTGCCACTTTCTCGGACGATATCAAATTTGTGATCGCCGATGGTGCAACCGACTTCATCGTGGGCGACGGTTTCGACATCACCGTTGCTGCTGGCACCGGCAAATTTTCTCCGCTGGATCCGGCGGCAAACAACGGCCTCGCCGTTGCTGATGCCATCCTCTTCACATCGGCGGACGCCAGTGCGGCGGACGCTAGGGCCGTCTTCACCGCCCGTGAAAGTGAAGTTCACGACGCGAAACTGGTTTGGCCCGCTGGTATCTCGGCGGGAAATAAGGCGGCTGCAATCGCCGCTCTCAAGGCAAAAGGGATCATCGTCCGCTAATCGGCGGCGTTGTTGGAACGGGGACTCACTACTATGCACATGGACATTTTCAACGACGACGCGTTCTCGGCAATGACGATGACGACCGCGCTTGAAGACTTCGAATTCAAGCCGAATCTCATCGGTTCGATGAACCTTTTTGATGACATCCCGATTGCGACCGAAGTGGTTTCAATCGAGCGGCGCGGCAACACGCTCGGCATCATCCAGACTTCGCCGCGCGGTGCTCCCATCGAAGAAGGCAAGACGGATGGCCGGAACATCCGCTACTTCCCGACCTCGCGTATCGCGAAGGGTCACACCATCAAGGCGTCTGAAATTCAGGGCATCCGCGCCTTCGGTACCGAAGCCGACCTTGAAACCATGATCGGTTATGTCGGCCGCTACGAAACCAAGCTGGTCAACGAAGTTGAACTGACCTGGGAAAACATGCAGCTCGGCGCGGTAATGGGCAAGGTTCTGGACGCCGATGGTACGACCATCGTGGATTGGTTCACGGAATGGGGAATCACCCCGCCCACTGAAATCGACTTCGCGCTGGATACCGCCGATACCGATATCGAAGAGAAGTGCCGCGAAGTCAACGAAGTGATGAAGCGCGCTTCCAAGGGTGCCTGGTCTATGTCGACCTACGTGGTCGGTCTTTGCGGCAAGAGCTTCTTCAACAAGCTGACGAAGCACAAGACGATCCGCGAAACCTACCTGAATACGCAGCAAGCGCAGACGCTCAATCGTGCGATGGGCGTTGCCACCGGGTCCGGCTTCCGCGCCGGTTCCATCGCAACCTTTGACTACGGCGGTATCCTGTTCATTCGCTACCAGGAGGCCGACGCCTTCAACTTCGCTTCCGACGAAGCCACGCTTGCCGCCGCCGGCAAGGACGGCATGGGCGTACAGTCCAAGCGGTGCAAGTTCTTCCCGGTCAACGCGCCCGGCGTCTTCCAGCAGGCTTTCGCACCTGGCGAATCCTTCGAATTCGTCAACACCATCGGCCGCAAGCTGTATTCGCTGATGATCAGAGATGAAAAGCGCAACATGTATGTGCGCCCGGAAGTCTATTCTTACCCGCTGTACATTTGCACGCGGCCGGAAATGCTTCTCAAGGCTAAGGAGTCGTCCGGCGCATAAGCCGGGCGGGTTCCGCTATGGATTGGACCGGGTTGCTTGATGGAATGACCGGCGTTGTCCGGGACACCTTCGGCGACCCGGTTTCTTATTATCGGGCCGAAACCGGCACCACTCACACCACAACGCCGAGCGGCGCACCGCTTACCGCCGTGTTTGATGTTGAGTCCATCGATTCCAAGGACGGGGCCAGCCTAACCGCTTCGAACCGGCGAACCGTGATTGATATCCGCCTCGCGGATCTCGGATTTGTTCCGGCGAAAAATGACGAAGCCACGGTACGCGGCACCACATATTTCGTCATGGATAAGGACCCGTCGTCCTCCGGCAACATGAAGCTTCAGCTACGCAAGAAAGGTTGATCCGTGACGAACCCGCGCAAGCTCATAACAGCGGCAGTTGCGACCTACCTGAAAACGCCGGACGATTCGGACCCTCCGGCATTCCTCACCGATTCCCGTGGACGCGTAACGGATACCGATGCGACGCCGCCGGACGTTGACGAAATGCCGCAAACCAATGTCGTTTTTATCCGCGAAACCATTGACCGGACTTCTCAGCATCAAGATGGGCTCGGCTTGGATAGTCCGAAGCGGCGCGTCATGGAAATGCGGGTCGAGTGCTACCACACCGCCAGCAAGGACGCCGCCGATGATGTAGCTTGGCAGACGGAGAACGCGTTGCGTGCGCTCCCTACGCTCGGCGATACAGTGGAATCCATCACCCTAAATGACATCGACCTCTTCGTTGTTGAGAACGCCGAACTCGCCCTGTACGCCGCAATCATGACTTACGAGGTGGTTTATTGGACGCATGAGGTCCCTGATGGGAGCGGCCGTCCTGTTACTGTTCTTCTCGGCTTCGTTCCGGAAGTCGGGCCAGGCAATGAGCCGGATTACTCCGCCATCATCGGGGGTGACTGATGGCGGACCGGTACGACAAAGAAATCACGGACCTGAAACGCCGGGTCTCAAACTCGGTCTTGGTCGGAAAGATCAGTTCTGTTGACCACGAGAAGGGCCGTTACCGTGTAACCGCCGGGGAACTGGTGTCCGATTGGATTCCAATGACGACGCCGCGCGCCGGGCGGACAAGCCACTATTCAAGCTTTGAGGTAGGGGAACAAGTTATCCTCGCCTCTCCCTCCGGTGACATGTCTCAAGCCGTCATCATCGGCGCGGTTTCCACGGGTGAAACGCAAGCCGGGGACGCCGGGAACTTACACCGGATCAAATACCCGGATGGGACAGTCGTGGAATATGACCACGAGGCGAAGCGCTACAAAATGGATGTGGCATCCGGCGGCGGTTTCCAACTCAATATTGGCGGTGGAGCCTCCATTGTGGCTTCCGGCGAAGAGATCACGATTAAAGGGAATATCAAACTTGAAGGGCCGGTCGAGATATTCGGCGAGAAGCTTGAGCACAACAGCAAGAATGTCGGCGATGACCACGAACACACCGGCGTAGTGCCTGGCGGTGGATTGACTGGACCGCCAGCGTAAAGGGGTGAGCTATGCTCGGAATGAACGCTACCACGGGCCGCCCGCTAGACGGCATGGACCATCTTCGTCAATCGATCATGGATATCCTGAACACGCGGGTCGGAACGCGCGTGATGCGCCGGGACTACGGTTCCGATGTGCCGAATCTAATCGACCGGCCCGTCAATAGTGAACTCGCCGTTGATATCTATGTCGCTATCGCGGACGCGTTGGATAAGTGGGAACCGCGACTCCGGTTGCGGAAAGCTTCAATGACCCCGCAGGGGGATGGCGTTATAGATTTCTCATTGACCGGCGACTATCTGCCGGATGGGAAAACGATAACGTTGAGCGGGATTATTGTGCGATGACTGATTCCAATCCGCTCTATTTTCGGCTTATCGACCTTGACGGTGTTCCACCTCCGGATTTCGTTGAAACGCTTGACTACGAAGTCATCCGCCAGGCGGCAATTGACTATTTCCGCGCGCTTCATCCTGGCTTCACCGCCATCCTCGAAAGCGACCCGGTTATCAAGCTCATCGAAGCTTTCAGCTATCGCGAATTGCTGTTGCGGCAACGGATCAATGACGCGGCCCGCGCGAACACCATCACCCACGCCACCGGTGCGGACCTCGACACCATCGCCGCCTTTTTCAGCATCGGCCGCATCGAAGGCGAGACCGACGCCAGGTTCCGCCGCCGGGCTCAACTCGGCATCTATATTTCGTCCGTGGCGGGCCCGCGCAAGGCTTACGAAGTCCATGCGCTTTCCGCCGCGATCAGCGTGGTTGATGTGTCCGTTCATAGCCCGGCCCCTGGCGAAGTGGTTGTGACGGTTCTTGCCTTTGAAGACGTTGAATCCACGGCGGCGACCACGGAACAGAAGCTTGTCGGTAAAGCGCTGTTCGCGCAACCGGCGGACATATCGAAAGTCAGAATTCTTTCCGGATCCGCATCGGAAGTCATCGCGGCGGTACGGAACCGGGTTTCCGCCGATGATGTCCGCCCGCTTACTGATTCCGTCACGGTGCGGCCGCCGAACGTTATCCAATTCTCGATTGATGCGAAGCTTGTGATTTATCCGGGTCCCGATGCTGCAGCGGTCCGGGCGGCCGCTCTGGCGGCGCTGGCGGCTTATCTACAAAGCATCAGGAAGGTGTCTTACGACGCCACGCTTGCGGGTATCATCGCCGCGCTAAAGGTGCCAGGCGTTCAAAATGTGATCCTTGCCGCACCGCTCGCCGATATCGCGGCCTCTTACTATGACTTGCCGGTATGCACGGCGGTTAGCGTGGTGGTTGATCGTGTCGACGTTTGAAACCATCCTTCCGAGCAATGCGGGCCCGCTTGAACTCGCTCTTGAGCGGGCAACCGCGTTTCCGGAACTGCCGATTTCGGCACTCGCCGACCTATCGGACCCGGCGGACATCGATTCCGATTTTCTCCCCTGGTTGGCGTATCGGTTCGCGACCGATTTCTGGCTTGACGAATGGGACGAAGAGACACGCCGGGATGTCCTGAAACAGCAATTCGACCTTCACCGGCTCAAGGGCACGGAAGAGGGGACGCGGCGCATGCTCGCCCTTGTTGGTGCCCGGCTTGTCCAAACCATCACTTACCCACAACGCATCTTCGCTATGGGTTCGATAACGAAGGAACAGCGAAACGCGTGGCTCGCCCGGATGCCACAGATTCGAGTCTATCTAGTCTCGGCAAAGGGCAAGAAGGAAGCGGACGCTTTCGCGGGTGCCGATGGTCGCCGGAAGGGTGCCTTCGCCGGAAACCTCTTCGCCAGGCTGGACCGTGGTGCCGCTCTCTACGGCCGGAAAGCCGTGTTGCGAAGCGCGGACGGTGTGGAAGTAACGTTGCGCCGGTCCACGGTGGAGACGGTGACGGAAACCAAGACGGCGGTACAGGCGGACCGGATCCACATTCCGGGCGAGGCGGGACCCGCCTTGTTCGTGCGCGGCTTCGCGGGCCGGGGCTTCGCGACCTCGAAGAACAAGCAGGCGTCTATAGTGACCTATTCGCTTGATCGCACCTATGACTCCGTTCGGTCCACGCTGCACCTCGATACGGTGGCACCTGGCTTGACGCCTATAGATGTGAAGTATGAGCGGGTTTCCGATATCGGAACGGCGGGGCCATCGCTCTTCGTGGGAAGGTTCTTGCGAAACACGTTCGTAACGGACGATGACGCGGAGCAACATCTATACGACCGGGTCTATCTCCACGATGACACCGTCGACGCGCCGTGGAGCCGGGCTCATTCCTTTGTGGGCCACGCCCGTATTGGGATGGCACCTTATCGCGCCGAAATGTTGATTGAGGCGAGATCAAAGACTATTCGCCGCGCCACCTATTCAAACCGCGTGTTTATCGGCCGGGTCTTTGCGGTATCCGAGAATCTACAGAAAACGAAATTGGCCTATGCTGCAATCAGGCGCAGCAAGGCCGCTCGTGACAGGATTCTTGTTGATACGCAAACCGTCCGCGCCCGGACTTTCGGCGACGGAATTCCGATGGATGGAAGTTTTAGCTTCGGCGACCACGTCAAGAAGCGGCTACGTTAGAAGAGGGCAGTATGGGCGAGCGCCTTGTAAAAATTCAGCAGGATCAGCAGGTCACCGATACCGACCTCAATAAGATTGGTGCTTTCGCGCAAAGCTCGCTTGACCACGTTGTCAATGACGGCATCGAACCCGGCAAGAAGTTCACCGGCTTCGTTGTTGTCCAGTCCGGTCCGGCGCAAGTCACCGTTGGGGCAGGGCGTCTTTTCAACGCGGGGTCCGTCTACTATCGCGATGATGACGGCGGCGTTGTTGTTGATCTTCTCAGTCTGTTGCCCACGGTAACAGGAAAGATTGTCACCATCGCGGTGTGGGGACAGACGCAAGATACCGCGCTTGAACCACGCACCTTCCTTGTCGACGTCGATACCGAACAGACCGAAGCCCGCACCGTTGCCACGGAAGCCCGCCGGTTCTGCAACGTCAATCCGGTGTCCGGGATCGAGGCCGCCGACCCGGTTGCGCCCGCTCTCGACGCCAACGTTCTCGCCGTGGCTTATGTTCGCCTTTCTCCCGCTGGCGTTGTTTCCGTCACGGCGGTCGAAGAAAACCGCCTCGTCTCTACGCGCGGTGTTGCGAACCGGACAACCGACCTTGAGATTTGGCGGAACCGTGCCGGTGCCCGCCTCGACGTGCTGGACACGTCCGTCGCCGGTATTCAGGCTTCTCTAGCCGGGCTCGCACCGAATGAGCTTGTGTTTGATATGGCGCGCGATGTCGCCCGCCTCAAGGAACTTTCCGAACTTCCGGATACCTACACCTATTATTCCGCCGACCGCTTCCTCACGGTGGACACATCGGACTCCGATACCGGCAACGTGAATTGGCTGGCAAAGGTTGAAGAAGGCGTACATTTTCCTCCCGCTGCAACTCAGATAGCGCAGTTGAACTTGCTCAATCCAATCGATCCGACTGTGAAGAAGCAAAACGATTTTGTCTTGCCGGTCTTTACCGAAATCGAGCGCCAGAAAATCACGGGGCGCGATGGCGAAGTTTCGATTGCTCAGTATCAGTATCAGACGGTGTCGACGGTGAAGCGCGAACGCTCCCGTACACGTATCCGCTACGGCGCGTCGAAGACGGTTTGCACCAACGGCTCTTGGTGGCGTTCTGGCATCTATGATCCGGTTACCGGCATCTTCCGCCGTGGTGCGGAGACATGGGAAGTCGCCGCCGGGGATCGGGCGCAAAGCACCAAAAACCACAAGTGGATCCGGGTGACACAGTTCTTCGTGGATACCTACGCGGATCCATATTGGGACGCGGTGACAACGACGCAAGCGGTGTCCGCATCCTTCTTGGCTGAAACCTTCCTGAATTCGGAACCGGGTTATGTGACGGCGGTCGGCCTCTACTTCACGCGCAAGGCGAACACCGGCGATGTCACGCTGATGATTTGCGAGACCGAAAACGGGAAACCGCTGTTCGAATCCGTGGTTGCTCGCGTCACCATTCCGGCGGCCGACCTCAAGGTCTATCCTGAAGTCACGAAGATACCGCTTGAACCGACCTTCCTCGAAAAGGGCAAGCGTTACGCCATTGTTCCGGCGTCCGCTGGAAACCATTTCCTCGCCACCGTGGACGGCAACAAGAACACCAACGGTTCTCTGTTCTATTCGACCGATGGTGCATGGGCGCAAGGCGACCTTGTCAAGGACCTGTCCTTCTCGCTCTACTATGCCTCGTTCACTTCGCCGCGTGTCGAAGTGGCTCTTACCGGGCTGCAACTTGCAGACGGCATCGCCGATATTGACTTGAACTTTGACAGCATGATTCCCGATGGAACGGAAGTTGCGTTCGAAGTCCAGATAGCGGGGGTATGGAAGCCGCTCAAGCACTACGATACGAATATCTTGATCGGCCTTCCGCCGCTCTTGCCGCTTCGTGCGGTTCTTCTCGGCACCACGGATGTCATGCCAGGATTCGGGGTCGGCGCGAAATCGGAGACCACAACGGAACGTCCGCGCGCCGATTTCAAGCATATCTCCACGGTGCGCACCCTTCCGGCACCATGCGACACCGTGGAAGTTACGGTGCGTCTGGAATATTGGGACGCCGCACACCACACTTGCGCGATCAAGCTTCTTACCGGCGGCACCTTCGCCACGGTTGAGACCGCCGACGCCGTGGTGGACAACGCTACACCGGATCCGAACGCGATTGTACGCAAGGCGACGTTCAATATCGCTGTACCCATCAGCGCCTACAAAATCCAGATCGAAGGCACGACCGATAACGTGCTTGTCACATATCACGTAGCGGAACGCTACGACCTCGCGTTCTCATAAGGGGCTCATCATGGCGAAGGCCGATACACCGACTTACGATCCAGAAAGCCTCTATGAAGTCCGCCTTGCCCGGCCCATCACGGTCGGGAGGTCCGTCCTGTTGCCGATGCAAACCGTGCGTTTGAAGGGCAAGGTCGTGGCCGCCAATCAGGCGGATGTCATCGAAGCCACAAAAGTCGCTGAATAAGGCGGCTCGAAAATGGCGCTGAAAACGCTTCAAGAACAATACTACGCCACCAATGACACCATCGTTAACCCGGCGTTCTGGAATGGATTTATCGGCGACGTCGCGGTTCGTTTCCGTGAACTCGAAACGATCAAGATTTCATGGGAAGAGGTTTCGCAACAGGGCCTTGGTGTTGCCCTTGACCGGATCAATGAGGTCCTTGGCCCGGCGGCGGAACGCATCAGCCGTATCGCCGAGTTAGGATTTCTCACGGTCCCTGCATCGGTGACACGGACGCTTGCGGCGGACACCGTTATTTCGTTCGTGATGGACGAAGGCGATCAACGTGACTTGTTCACGCCGTCACCCTTCGTTGCGATCACGCGCGAAAATGACGCCTTCGACTTCGGCGTAGGCCGCGTCGTCTATTTCGACCGGGTGTCCGGGGTCATCGATATCGATGTTGATTATGTTTCCGGCGATCCGGGTCCGCATTCCGATTGGATTATTGCGGCGGTTGCCGGTCAAGTCCTGGCGCAATCGCAAATCCTTGACGATACCAAGGTGGAGCGGGAAGCGGCCGAACTAGCGAAGACGGCGGCGCAAAACTCTTCGAACTCGGCGGCCTCTTCGGCGGCCGCCGCAACCACGGCGAAGAACGAGGCACAGGCGGCCCGCGCGGACGTTTTCGACATCATCGCGCCGCCAGGTCCTACCCCGCCAGCCGATCCGGTTGACGGTATGGTTTGGTACGATGGATCAATTCTGCGTGTCTATGACGGCTCCACCTTCGCGCCAGCTATCACCGCGTCTATCGGCGGCTTGCGGTTCGAGTCCGGAACCTTCGGACCGTCACCCTCAGGCGTCATCACGGTCGGCGGCGGATTCACTTCTGTCATGGTGTTTATCAACGGCGCGCTGAAAAAGCTCGCCACGGATTACACGCTTGCTTCACCGAACATCACAGTTCTTTCGCCCGTTGAAGGGCAGGCATGGTTTGTGTGGGCGGTCAAGGCACTGGACGCCGTGGACTACTACACGAAGGAAGAGGCAAACGCGCTCTTCGCGACGGCTGTTGCCGTCACCGCCTCGCTTGCAGCGAAGATTGACCTTAATCCAGATGTTGGCGAAGTGAAGTATTTTGCCCGCAACACCGCGCCGACCGGATACCTCAAGGCAAACGGTGCAGCGGTTTCGCGCGTCACCTATTCCCGGCTCTTCGAAGTCATCGGGACCTCGTTCGGCGCTGGCAACGGTTCCTCTACGTTCAACGTCCCGAACCTTCGCGGCGAGTTTATCCGTGGGTGGGATGATGGGCGTGGCATCGATACCGGCCGCGTCTTCGGGTCCGCTCAAACGGACGCATTCAAGAGCCACTCCCACACTGTCGGGAAGGGTCAGACTGGCGGCGGCGCTTTCGTCCAAAATGGTCCAAGTGAAGGCGGTGACATCACCACATCCCTCACCGGAGGATCGGAGACTCGGCCTCGCAACATCGCGCTTCTCGCCTGCATTCGATATTAAGGGTATCGGGCGAGATGAGCCCGTTGTTCCGGAGGGTTCCCGTTTCCGTGATATGCGAAATGCAAACGCGGGTTTATAAAATGGCAACTAGTAAGGTCCGGAGATTCAAATATGCCAGCGGCGCAATTTCTTCATGGTGTGGAAGTCATCGAAATAGACGATGGTCCACGCCCTATCCGGACCGTCCGTTCCTCCGTTATCGGCATTGTCGGAACCGCTCCCGATGCTGATGCCACCACGTTTCCGCTGAACACGCCGGTTCTTATCGCTGGCTCCCGTGGTGAAGCCGCAAAGCTCGATACGTCTGTTGCACAGACCCGCGAAGGTACGCTTCCAAACGCCGTTGATTTGGTCCTTGACCAAATCGGCGCCGTTATCGTTGTCATCCGTGTCGATGAAGGGGCCGATTTCGCGGAGTCCGCCGCCAATGTTCTCGGCGGTGTCGACGGTGTCACCGGCGCATACGAAGGCGTCCATGCACTTCTCGGCGCGCAATCCATCGTGGGTTTCCAGCCGCGTATTCTCATCGCTCCCGGCTTCACATCGGACCGCCCGACCGGCGTTTCCGGTCATGGTGCGATTACGCCAGGTAACAGCGGTGCAAATGGCACCTTCGCGCTCGCCTTTACCGGTGGCACCGGCTCCGGCGCGGAAGGAACCTTTACGGTTTCCGGTGGCTCGCTCACCGCTATCAATATCACGAAGTCGGGCCGTTACACCGTTGCGCCGTCCTTCTCGTTTGCCGCGTCCGCCGGTCTCACCGGTGCCGCCGCAACGGCAACGCTTGCCGCTGTAGCGAACCCGGTTGTCGCCGAGCTTATCGGTATCGCGGAACGCCTCAAGGGCGTTATCGTTGCCGATGGCCCGAATGATACCGACGCCAAGGCCATCACTTACGCCGATGACTTCGGCTCCCGCCGCGTCTATGTGGTCGATCCCGCCGTCAAGGTGGCCCGTGGAACGAACATCGTGGTCGAGCCCGCATCGTCTGCCGTGGCCGGTCTCATCGCCAAGATTGACAATGATCGCGGCTTTTGGTGGTCGCCTTCGAACCAAAACATCAACGGCATCGTTGGGACCGCGCGGCCAATCGACTTCACGCTTGGTGACGCGAACAGCCGGGCAAACCTTCTTAACGAAGCCAACGTTGCCACCATCATCCGCGAAGACGGCTTCCGTCTCTGGGGGAACCGGACGCTTTCGAGCGATCCGAAGTTCGCCTTCCTTTCCGTGGTCCGGACGGCGGACATCATCAACGACTCCATTCTCCGCGCCCATTTGTGGGCGGTCGACCGAAACATCACCAAGACTTATATCGATGATGTTGAGGAGTCCGTGAACGCCTACATTCGCGGTCTTGTCGCGCAAGGCGCACTCATCGGCGGCCGTTGCTTCGCGGACCCGGACCTGAATTCACCGGCGTCCATCGCAGAAGGCAAGGTGTGGTTCAACGTTGACTTCACACCGCCTTATCCGGCGGAACACATCATCTTCCGTTCGCGCATCGTCAACGATTACCTTGAGGATCTGGTTTAATGGCCGCTCAACTTCCGCGCCAGCTTAAGGCGTTCAATCTCTACTATGACGGCGAAAGCTTCGCGGGACGGTGTGACACGCTCACGCTCCCGCCGATGGCGTTCGTGACGGAAGAGCATCGCGCCGGTGGCATGGATGCGCCTGTTGAGCTTGAAATGGGCATGGAAGCGATGGTCGCATCCTTCGTCCTTTCTGACTACTCGCCGCGTCTGATGTCCTTGCTCGGCCAGGCGGAGATTCCGCTTGTTGCCCGTGGGGCCGTCCAGTCTCAGGGTAAGGCCGCTGAATCGGTTGTTGTGAACATGCGCGGCATGCTCAAGAACCAAGAAGCGGCGGAGTGGGCACCGGGAACGAAGTCCACGAACACTTTCACCTATTCGCTTTCCTATTTCCGGTTCCGTCAGAACGACGTCGAACTCGCGGAAATCGATATCATCAACATGGTGCGGAACTTCGGCGGCGTGGATCAACTCGCCTCGCTCCGCGCCGCTATCGGTGTCTAAGGATCAACAATGACCGCCGCCATACTGAAACAGGTCCAGCATACCCTTATGCTTCCCGTCACTTTCGAGGGGGTGGAGCGCACAACGATCACGCTTCGCCGCCTCAAAGGCAAGGACATCAAGCGCCTCAAGGACTACGACGACGACATCGATAAGGCGTTCTTCCTCATCGGCGAGCTTTCGGGATGGGCACCGGAAGGTGTTGACGAACTGGACGGTGCGGACTTCGAAGCGCTCTCGAAAATCATTGAGGGTTTTATGGGGCGGAAGGCGAAGCGTTAAGCCTCGACGCCGTCGAAAGCTTGATGGCTGATATCGCGGTCGTGTTCCATTGGCCGCCTTCCGAACTCTACGAAATGGACCTTTCCGATTTGCGCCGCTGGCGAGAACTGGCGGCGGCACGGATGCCGAAGGCGGGTAAGTGATGTCGGCCAATGCCGAAGCAACAGTAACACTTTCGCTTATCGACCGGGTCACCGGTCCGATAAAGCGTATTGGTGCCCGTCTATCCGCTCTTTCAAAACGCATCGGCTTTGATCGCATCGGTACCGCCGTAACCAATCTCGGCAACCGGCTTCGGGGGCTTGGTGACGGCCTCGCGGCGACGTCCCGCCGTTTAGGTGCTTTCCTGGGTCTACTCGGCGTTGGCGGAGCCGGAGCGATAACGGCGGCCTACGGGCTCGCGAAAAGCGCGGCGGATGTCGGGGCCGAAGTCTTCGATATGGCCGGAAAACTCGGCATCGGGGTGGAACAGCTTCAAGAATACCGGTTCGCGGCGAAGATGAGCGGTGTCGAAGTCGCCGCGTTTGACAAGGGCGTCGAAAAGCTCGGCATCAACGCGGTTGAAGCCACCAAAGGCAATAAGCAAATGGCGGCCGCCTTCAAGGCGCTTGGTGTCAGGGTCAAAGGCACCGGCGGTCAGATGCGGACCACGGAAGAGATCCTTGACGACACGATGTCCGCGCTTTCCAGCATCAAGGATCCGTTGAAGCGGAATCAACTCGCCTTCAAGGTGTTCGGGAAGTCGGGTGTCGAGCTTACGAAGATCCTCTCCGATGGGGCATCAGGCTTGCGGGCTTTGCGGGAGGAAGCCAGGCGGACCGGGAACGTTTTTAGCGCGGACGCGACTCGCGCGGCGGACGAACTCGGCGACAACGTGGACGCGCTCAAAGAGCGGTTCGCCGGACTCAAAAACTTTATCGGCATCCAACTTCTTCCCATCGTCAACGATGCGGTGAAGGGGATGACGAAATGGTATGACGCCAACGCGCAAATGGTGCGTTCCGAAATAACGGGATGGGTGAAACGGCTCGGCGGATTCATCAAGGACCTTCTTAACCCGGCGTCAGAATTGCGGCAAAACATCAAGAGCCTTTCGGATGGCTTTTCCGACGCTATCGCTACTATCAAGCCGTTCGTGGATTTTCTCGGCGGCCCGTTTAAGGCGGCGCTGGCGCTCATTGCCTTTTGGGTTCTTGCTCCTACGATAGCGGCCGTTGTCGCCCTCGCTGGCGCGTTCACAACGCTAAGCGTAGCCGTGGCCGGTGTTGCGACGTCTGCCATCGGGCTCGCCTTCTCTGGCTTCGCCAAGCTGTTTACCGGCATGGCTGGCACCGCCGCGACGTCCGGGGCCGCCGCCGGTACGGCTTATGGAACCGCGTTCTCAAAGAGCATGCGCGGCGCGGTTCGACTCGGCCTTCTCGGTCTCGGCGCTTATACCGCGATGCAAATCATCGGGGATATGCCGTCCACAAAGGAACAGTGGGACCAACGGATCAAGGAAAACAAAAGCAAGGACGAAGAGCGCAACAATTCTCTGATGAGTAACGGTGGGAATCAGGTCAACAAAGCGCTCGGCTTCGAATTCCTTCGCGGCAAAGATGATTTCCAAAACTCGCCAGCCAACAAGCTGTTGCAGGGGATCAAGGGCATATTTTCCAGCGCGGCGAAACCGTCGACCGGTGTGGCGTCCGTGGGCTCCACTCTTGCATTGGACAGCGCTGTTAAGGCGCGGCAATTCGGGTTTGGACGGACTACCGAAAACCTACCTGGCAAGACGAAGGATGATTTGACGGCTGTTAATGTCACGATGCCGGAACCCATCATCGCGCATGAGCCGCAAACCATCACGGTTTCGTCGCCTACCACGATTCACATTACAGGCGTCCCGCTTGATAACGCAAACGCCATTGCGGCGGCCGTTGGTGCCCAACTAGCGGCCCGCGATAAACAGAGTGCGGCGGCGGTGAAGTCGTCGCTTTCGGATTGAGGGGCTCGGCATGGCTGGAATCATGATGGGGCTCGGCGAATTCAGGTTTGCGATTGACACCGCCGCTTACCAGACGCTTACCCGGAACGATGAATACCGGTGGGAATCGCAAGAGCGGATCAACCGGGCCCCCGCGATGCAATTCATCGGGCCAGGGCATACGACGTTCACGTTGGAGGGCGTTGTTTATCCGCACTGGAAAGGCGGCCTAGGCCAAATTCAGAATATGCGGACCATCGCGGGTCGCGGGTTCCCGCTTCGCTTGGTCTCAGGATACGGGGACATCTTCGGGCAATTTGTTGTTATGAGTGTTGACGAAACGCAAACGGCATTCCTGAACAACGGCGCACCGCGAAAGCAGGAATTCAGCCTTGAGCTTAAGAGCTACGGCGCGGACGGCGGGTTAGCGGGGTTATTCTGATGGCGGCGATATCGAAGAAATTGCGGAGCTTGGTCGATGGCGGGCTCATGTTTTGGTGCCCTGGTTGCGATGGCGCGCATCAAGTGAAAGTAGGCGAAGGGCAGGGGCCGCGATGGGGATACAACGAGAACCCGGAAGCGCCGACCTTCACGCCTTCGGTACTGGTGACGTACAACGGCTCTGACGCCGGGATCGATGGGGCACCGCCCGCGATTTGCCATTCCTTCGTGACGGACGGCCGGATTCAATTCCTCACGGACTGCACCCACGCGCTCGCCGGTCAGACCGTGGACATTCCGGATTTTGACAATGGCTGAAACCTACATCGCTTCGGATGGGGACATGGTGGACGCGATTTGCTGGCGCTTCTATGCGGCGGCGCAACAGCCGCTTGCCGTCGAACGGGTGCTTGAAGCGAACCGGGGACTCGCCGCTATCGGCGTCCGCCTCAAGGCCGGAACCGCCGTTTTCCTCCCGGATCTGCCGAAGCCTGAATCCACTCCCATCATCAGGATATGGGGCTGATGCAACCGTTCGTTCAAATCATCGGTGGCGGCACTGACATCACCGGCGGTCTTTCGGACCGGCTGCTATCCGTGGAGTGCTTTGACGAAGCGGACGATAAGTCCGACCGGGTTTCCATCACGCTTGATGACCGGCCACGCTGGACCGATTCCGGGGTCCTCGCGATGCCGGTTGTCGGGATGACAGTGGAAATCATCATGGGATACCGGGACGGGAAGTCCGCGAGCCGTGGCACCTACCTTATTGATGATCTTTCCGTTTCATCCCCGCCTCGCCAGCTTGTTGTTACCGGCCGGTCCGCCGCGATGACGAAGAGCTATAGGACGCCACGGACGCAAAGCTACCATCAAAAGACCGTTGGCGAGATCATGGAAGAGGTGGCGGGGCGTAACGGTTACGAGGCGAAGGTCGATCCAGACCTCGCCTCTATCGTGGTTCGGCATATCGATCAACACAACGAAAGCGACATGGCTTTCGCTACCCGTCTCGCTGGCGGCCATGACGCCGTGGCGAGGCCCGTGGCTGGCAAGCTCGCCGTTGCGAAGCGTGGGACCGGCAAGAGCGTAACCGGTGCCGAGCTTCCGCCCGTTGTTCTCACCGAAACCATGTGTGAGTCCTGGGACTTCAATTACTCCGCACGTGACGAAGCCGGAGAAGCCGGAGGGATCGAGGGGGCGAAGTCCGGGGCAACCGGCGGCGGGGTCCGCGCGAAGTGGACGGACATCAGGACCGGCGAAACCAAGATCGTCACCGGCGGACAGGAACCATATCACGACCTCCGCTACAGCTTCCACAACGAGGCCGAAGCGATGGCGGCGGTATCGGAGAAGATGAACACGGCGGCGCGCGGCAAGGCTTCGTTTTCATGCACCATCGGCGGCAATGTGGAAGTGCAAGCGGAGGCGAAATTGATCCTCGCTTCGTTCCGGCCATACATCCCGTTGGAATGGCGGATCACGTCTTGCGCCCACCGGTTCGACGCGTCCGGCTACAAAAACACGATATCCGCCGAGCTATTCGCGGCGACGCAAGATGACGTTCCCACGAAGGTGAAGGGGACGACGCCAACCGATGACGACAAGATTGATAGCGATGCACCGGCGGAATCGGTGAAGCCGAGCAAGTCGAGTGAAGATTTTATTATAACCGTTCCTTCGGAGTGAACACGATGTCCAATATTGCTGAAATCCTACTTTCTTCCGGCGTCAACAAGAGAAGCCCGGACGGCCTAAAAGCTGTTGCGGCGAAGCTGAAATGCGAGGCGGCCACGGTGCAAGCCATCGTGCAAGTGGAGTCCAACGGCTCCGGCATCGATAAAGAGGGCCGGGTAAAGGTCCTTTTCGAGAAGCACAAGTTTTACAAGAACCTTCCGCCGGAGAAGCGGTCCGGTGCCGTCAAGGCTGGACTCGCCCGTGCGACATGGATTTCCGCGAAGAAGGGCGGATACAAAGATCAACCAAACAATGCGGCCGCGCTCGACTTCCTTGTCCGGGCCATTGCCATTGACGAAACCGCCGCACTGAAATCCGCGTCTTACGGAGCGGGCCAGGTCATGGGCGAAAACTACAGCCTTTGCGGCTGGCCTTCGGTGCAATCCTTCGTGCTCGATATGTGCGAGACCGAAGACAGCCACGTCGAGGCGATGATGGGTTTCCTTGTCGGCAACGGACTGGCGGACGAACTTCGCGCCCGCGACTTCGATGCTATCGAGCGGGTCTATAACGGCGGCGGACAGAACGGTGTCTACGCGAACCGGATGCGCGTGGAGTACCGGACATTTGCCGGGAAGGAACCGAAGATTGAAAGTGTGGTGAGGGAGTCCGGGCTTCGTCTCGGCTCCACTGGCTACCGGGTCGAAGAACTGCAAAAGCGCCTCAACGAAATCGGCTTTCCCGTAGCGATCGACAAGGATTTTGGGCCGACCACGCGGAACGCGGTGAAGGCATTTCAGGCAAGTGTGAGCTTGCCGGATATCGATGGAGTCGTCGGTCCAGCGACTCAGCGTGCGCTTGACGTTGCTGTTTCGCAAATTCCGGAAGCCCGCGCCAACGCCACCGTCGCGGACCTCCGCGAAAAGGGGTCCAGCATCATCAAGGAGGCGGACAAGACGCAAGGTGTCGGCATCCTTACCACGGGCCTCGCCGCCGTTGGTGTCGCCGAAAAGGCCGGGCTTCTGGACAAGGTTACGGAAGCGTCTACCGCACTTTCCGCGCTCTCCGAACCGCTGGCGTCCGTCACCGCACTCATCGCCGACAATTGGTGGATCCTCGCCGCCGGTGCCGGGCTCGCTCTGTTCTACTACGCCCGCCGCATCAAAGCCGCCAGGCTCGCAGGGTATCAGTCCGGGCGCATCGTATGATTGGCGCGGCGCTCGCTCTTGCCGGAAACCCGGCGGCTCGCCTCGTCACGGCCGCCGTGGTTGGCTTCGTGGTGTGCGCCGGTGTCTACACCGCCGGATATCGTGCCGCCGCTACAGGGTGCCGCGCCGAACAATACAAAACGGAACGGGACGCCGCATTGCGCGACCTCGCCATCGCCGAGAAGTCCAACGAAGACGCGGAACGGCTTGCCTCCGAATCGGACAAGCTCGCCGCCGAACTGCAAAAGAAGGTGGAATCGTATGCGCGCGGCCTCAAGAAGAATGGCAGTTGCGACCTTACTGATGATGATATCAAGCGGTTGCGCGCCATCCGGTGATGTCCCCGGCGTCGATTTGCCGCCATGGCCCTCACAATTTAGCGGTGTAACCGTCTGGATTCCACAAAGCGGAAGTGACGCCAGGGCGGCGTTAGCGGTATCAATGTCGGAAACGGCAAGAGCCAATAGGATGAACGCGAACGCGCGGGCTTGGTACAACAAGCTTCGCCGGGAATATTCGAAGCGAAAGCCATGGACTGGACACAGGCGGCCGGAAAATTAATTGAACTTTATGGCTTGCCAGGCATTGTTATTGCAGTGCTGCTTTACGCGGTCCGCGCACTGTTCGTAAAATACACGACCGCCATTGAAGCGCGGGCCGATGATGGGGCGAGAATAGCGGTTGCTATGGAGCGCAACACATCAGCAATCGAAGCGCTCAAGGAACTGATAAAGGAACGCACATGATGCACCTTTTGAGGGCTATATTCTCACAGAACCGCATCAGGGAAGACGAAGTTAGTCGTCGGGTCGATGAGGCCGCCGCCAAACAGGAGCGCGCGAGTCATGGCCTCTCAAAGGCCGTGAGTGACTTCCTTGAAGACAAGAACCGAGTCGCGATCCCCGCCAGATCCCGGAAGCGGCACATCGTGGTCAGGCACTAAAAAACCCGGTCAAGCCGGGTTTCTTTTTGCGGGGCATTTCCTAAGCATCGTTCCCTTAATTGGGGTGCTTGCCGTCCTCGAACACTCGTTGCACAGCGATCTACTGGTTATCGTGCGCGGACCTTTACAGTCATCCCCTGACGTTCGTGCGTCCGGGTCGAGCAACTGAGGTGCGGGCCAACGGGTTGCATACACAATAACAGAAACACCCTATAGGCTCAATTACCTTACCACCTTCTTTGGCTTTTCCGGAATCCTGGCGCGGGCCGGTTCCGGAAGCATCAAGAACACTCGGAGAAAGGTGAGGGCGTACCACGGCGGATCCACGGCGTCGTCGCGGTCCGAAAGCCAGCGGTTCACGGTCATGACCGAGACTCCAAGAAGCCGGGCTAGCTTCGTTTGCTGCAACTCGCTCCTATCGAACAGCAATGAAAACTCGCGTTGGTTCTTGGCGTCTGTGACTGGCATAGCGTTTTCCCTTCGAAGCCATATATACGCCACGCATATTTCCCGTGCAATTATCGTTTGTTGCGAAGGGCCGTCACCTTGCCACCGCCGGTCATAATTGCCTTCACCGCTATCGCCGTGGCGTCCGCCGCCTCTTGCGCCGTGTTCGTCAACAGGCTGGCGTAACGCTTCGTTGTCCTCGTATCCATATGGCCTAGAAGCTCACCGACCTGCGATAGGGATACACCGCCACCGGAGAGGCCAGCAGATGCGAAGAAGCGGCGGAGGTCATGGCGGACCAAGCGTTCCGTGATCTTCGCTTCCTTCATCAGTCTGGCCCACGGCTTCGTCACGTTGACCATATGCTTACCTTTGATGTGGCCGACGATGATGTAGGGGTTGCCTTTAACAACCGGGATCTCGTCCAGCACATCACGCGCGAGGGCGGACAGCGGCACTATCTTTTCGCCCGTTTTGGAATCCGGAAGGTGTAGGCCGTCATCATGCACCCATTCCCATTTTGCGGCCATGACCTCGTTTAAGCGGGCTCCGGTGAAAAGCAAAAGCTCGACAAGGCCAACAAACCACGGCTCATCTTTGCGCGCCTTATCCAAGGCGATAAGCATCCGCGCGGACTCCTCGGCGGTGGGTTGCCGGTTCCTCTTCTTCTCTTTGAACCGCTCGATATGGACCGGATTGGTGTTGCGGGGCCGCCACTGCCATTTCTCGGCGAGTTCGAAGCCTTTGGACAGGACGTCGCAAACTCGGTTCGCGCGGTGCGGTTGAGCCCGCATCTTGTGGTGAAGCGCGTTGATATCCGCTTCCGTGATGTCCGCCACCGCCTTCTTCTCGCCGAAGTGGGGAACGATGTGGATCCGATACATGGACTCGATGTCCCGTGCCCACACCGGTTTATTCTTGATCTTTGCGTGGCGCTCGTAGTGCCATTCCGCAAGCATCGCCATTGTTGGCCGCGCCGCGAGGTCAGACCATTCGGCGGCGGGGTCCTCACCTCTTGCCACGGACGCTAATACGGTCTTGGCCCGATCTCTTGCGGCAGTGAGAGTTAGAACCCGCTCGTCGCCAAGCTTCATATTCCTCTGGCGACCCGTCTTCGTTCTGAAGTAGAGATACCAGACGGATTTGGTGGAAAGATATCGGAGGCGAAGTCCGGGTGTCTTCGCGTCGTTCCATGATGTTCCGGCTGTCCCGGTCTTTGTTGGTTTATCGCTCATTTATCGACGGTGGATTGGTTGGCGGCCGCGCTAAGTGCGCCGCTATACATCGCGGCCCAAAGCACAAGCCAAAGGCCAAGTTTTATGTAGAAGGGCGAGGTGTCTAAGAGCCCTGCGAAGAACTCGAAAAGTGGTGGCCACATGATCGAGGCAACAGCAGTTCCGATAAGAGACGCCGCCAAAGTACCTAAAAGGATAACCGTTGATCGCTTCATTTCTGTGGTTCCAAATCCCAATAAGGGCAACTATGCACCACGCATAAAACGATGAAGCCGCCCGGTCAAGTCGCGGGCGGCCCCGTGGGTCCGTCATGGTTACCGGCGCGATCAAACCAGCATCGGCATCAGGACCGCGAAATCGGTTTCCGGGCCGTCCTTCGGGCGCAAAAGAAACGGATCGCTAGGGCCTTTGATCGTCATGTTTATCCAGTCAGAACCCAACGCTTTCGCGATAGACGAGAGGTAGTGGACATTGATACCGAACGGCTTGAATTCGCCGCCCACATCGGCGCGGGCCTCTCCGGACACCGAGCCGCCATCAAAGGTTGTGCGACCTATGGTGTCGATGTCTTGGAATGAGAACCGGACCCCGGTGGATTCGACCGGTGAAATTTTCACGGCGCGGGCACCATTCTGGAAGCCTTTGACCATCTTCGCGAAGCGGCCGATATCGGCGGCGTTGATTGAGGCGTCAACGGCTTCACCTGGCGTCGTCTCCGCGTAGTTTGGCACAACCCGCCGCCAGTCCGGAAAGGTGCCATCAATAAGCTTCGCTGTGATCGTCCAACCATCCGAAGAGAATTGTGCCCAAAGCGGTTTCCAGCTTGTGTCGCGGGATGGGTCTGCATCCTTCATCAATGTGGCATGGAAGCGTGCGGTGCATTGTGCCTTGCCGATGATACCGGCGAGCGCGGAAACGGCGAAGCGTGGGACAATCGCCTTACACGTCCATGCGTCTAACGGTGCAGGCGTCGAAGTCTCGCGGGTGCCGAGTTTGTGGCCGTCCGTGGCAATGACCCGCACCTTGTTTTCGCCGAACTCGAAACAGACACCGTTAAGGTAGTACCGGTTTTCTTCAGTGGAGATAAACGGCACGGTGAGGGCGAATAGGTGAGCAAGGACGCCTTCGCCGAGTGCGAACCCACGGGCGAAGACATCCGGGGTTTTCAGCCGGGGGACATCATCAACGGGAAGCGGGACAAGGAGGGCGGTATAGCGGCCGCATTTGAATGTCACGGCGGACTCGTCTGGCTTCTTTTCCATAGCTAGAGTATCGCCATCAGCGGCGGCGACGAAGGCGAGAAGAGTCCGTAGCGGAACAGTCACCGCGCCGGTCCCTTCGGCCGCAATGGTGGCCGACATCGTCATGTCAATGCCGTAGTGGGAAAGCATCATCCGGAAACCAAGCGGCTCGAATTCGATGGCGCAATAATTCAGGATCGGGATAGTCGTGTAGCGCTCCGCGTACCTGGCGAGTAACTTTAAGCGGGCGGTGAACTGGCGGGCATCAACGGTTCCGGAAATCGAGCCAGGCGCACCGGCGGGCTTCTTTTTGTCTTCCTGTTTTGCAGTCATGGTGAAACGGTCCTTTGTCCACGCGACAAGCGGCTCCGCACGGAAAAATGCCGTGGTAGCACACTGGTAGCAGATGTTTGATAATGGTTGATAAGCGTTGACGTTTTGCAAACGCTTAAGTCATTGAAAAGAATGCGATATGATATCGCATGATGATGCTTGATATAGGGGTAACGAGGAATCATAATCCGCGTGTCGGGGGTTCGAGTCCCTCTCCCGCTACCATATTCAAATTGTTCGATAATCGGCGATTTTTTCCCCTTCATTTTTTGACCCCTTCGGAGGGGCTTGGTAGCACACTGGTAGCAGCGGCGTTTTTGAAACGTTCTTGTCCGGCAAGGTATTGTTTGGCGGCCCACGTCATCAGCATGTTGTTGAGCTTGGCGTGAGCCTCGCCAAACGTCATGGTGCGATACGGCCTATCCTCAAGAACGGCCACGGCCTCGGCGGCGGCTAACCCGCCTCGCTCGGCGAGTCGCTGTAGGGTTTGGCTGTGGTTGAGGACCGCTTGATGCGCGTGCGGAGCGATCATCGCCCATGGGATTTGGATGACAAGAGCAAGGCACCCTTCCCGGCGAGCGTAGGCCGACATTTCGTCAAAGCGATATTCGCGTACCATGATGGGAAACAAATCGGTCATGACCGGCATTCCGAATCGCTCGGCGCGAAATACGCCTTCGGCTGAGTCGTCGCCACGATGTAGAGGGGGTGGCCGGGGTGGCCGTCCGCAGTCATCTTGAGGGCGGACAGATTGCAGTCGTCCAGCATGTCCGCCACAACGCGCCCACGTCCCTTGTAGGCACCATGGGTTCCCCACGCCGCCACGATCAATTCCGAACTTCTGGCGATGGCGGAGAGGTGCCGGTTGTTGTCTGGGCCGATAGGATCCGCGTGGGCGTAAAGCGCCTTCGGGTCCGTGGATCGCAAGGCGAAGAGGTTTCCAACGATGAGGCCGCCATATCCCCACGCCTTCGCGAAGGCAATGCACCGGCGGATAGTGGGGTCGTCTTGCTCCGCGTCCGCCGTGGACGGGTTCAACATAATGAAGGCGACCTTATCCTTCTCGGCGTCCCAGGTTCTTTCAAGACGGTAGCGGTAGGCCTCGCACGCGGACAAGATGGCGGACGATTTCGGAGCCTTGGCAAATAGATCAAGTGTTGGAGTCATAACTATTCCCTTTGTGGTTGGTGTTACCGCAACGGCCGGTAAGTGGTTCCGGTCCGCTCTATCAGTCTGGCGCGCTCAAGCTCGCCGAGCATGATGCCTGTTGTCAGGAGTAGGCGGGCATCCACCCATCCCGATTTCATCCGCTTCGCCTCGGCGGCGTATTGCTCTTTGAACTCGATAAGCTCTTGAGCCAGGATCTTGTCGCGTTCGGCGCGGGTCATTAGGTGTCGCCAAGCGCGAAGGCTGGAAGGCTCCGGAACTCCACGGGGCGACCTTCCTTCTCGGCGCGCTCGATGCCGTGGAGCATTCCGGAAGACATTCCGCGATCAGTGTAGACAACGGTCGCATGGGCGAAATTTCCCCACACTAAACCTGCCTCGATACCGCGCGCCCTCTCCGCCGGGTCCGCATCTTCCGGTGTCCCGACCTGAGTTAGAAGAAGGTGACTCGCATACGGCGCTTCGCCACGCTGAAGGCAATCCCAAAGAGCGGCGCGGGCGTAGGCGATATTAGCGTTTACGTCGCCCATGAATGGGGACTCGATGATGACCCGCCTCATAGTCCGGCCGCCATCTTCTCCCGGTGCCTGGCCTCGAAGTGGGCTTTGCTCTTGGCTTGCACCCGTTCCCATTCCGCCGCCTCGGAACGGGCCACAGACTCCCCGCACACCTCGGCGAGGGTGTTAAGCGTGACCATGACGCCGCCGATTTCTTGGAAAATTGTTCCGGCGGGCCGGGCGTAAACATAGTCGGCGACAACGTCACATTCGGCGCGCGTGACTTCAACCGCCTGGCAAAGCTCTATCGCTTCCTCAAGAAACCGGCGTGCCCGTTCCTGTACGGTGCAGGGGTCGAAGTTTTCAATGCCGCCGAAGGTCTCATGCGCCCATTTCAACATAGCTGCTTGTCGGGCGTCCCGGTGTTCGCCTTCTTCTGTCCAGCCTGCCGGAACGTAGCAAAGTTGAACTGTTGTGTTCCGACCGGACAAGCCTACTAGTTCGGCGTCAACAAGTTCTTGCATCGCCTTGGGGCAGCGCGGATCATTCGGGCCGTTCCAAGGATACCATGACCCGCCTTTGACCCGCTCCAAAAGGGCGAGTGCCCGTTTCGATAAGTTTGGCATTTTATTCCTTTCGTTCTTGATCTTGTTGGTGCATCAAATCGAGAAGGGAGCCGATTACGCCGAGTGGCTTCCCTTCGGGGTCCCGTGTCATGGCGGCCCGCAACCGCTCCGCATCGACGCCGTGTTGCAAAGCGAAGGACAAAAGAATCGCGGCGTCTCGCGCCGAAATGTCCATGTCGGTTGTAATCTTCGCGGCGGACAAAAAGACCTCTCCGGGCCTCCCGTCCGGGTAGTAACCGACCGTCGCCTTGTAGGCGAAGGCTTGCCAATTCTGGTTGATGTGGTCGAAATCGAAGTTTTCAGACATCCGGCGAGCCGGTAACAATTCGCGTCTCTCAGGCACTTTTCTTTGATCCCTACTTCGCGGGCTTCCGCCGCATGATGATTTCGAAACCAAAGGTTTCAGCGATGGCAACCGCGTTGCAGAGCGTCGGGGAGCGGGCGCAGCTACGCCAGGCGTAGACCGAATTAACGGAGACCCCGGACCTCTCTTCCATGTCCCCCAAGGACATCCCACGGGAGCGACGTTCCTCGTCTAAGGCCGCCATCGCGGTTCTTTGGTCCGCCATGTTGTATTCGTTGAGTGCCGAACTCATGCCGTCGCTTCCCCTCTCATACGGTCCCGCAATTTGATCTTCTCAACTGCCGATAGGTTGCCCGCGATTTGATTGCATTTGTGGTGAGCAATGAACTTGTTGCTCAAGTGGTCAGGACCGCCGTGGGCGACACAGACGAGATGTTCGGTTGTGGCCGCGAAAGCGGTGGGGACCGGCGCTCCCGGTGGCGCAACGATCTGGTCGCAGAAGAAACAGCCGGAGCCGTCCCGGCGAACTAGAGCGCCGTATTCCTGGCGGAGCTTCGAATTCTTCCGCTTCCTCCGGGTCGCCGCTAAAGCAAGCGGGTTCCCGTTGTTGTATGCGGCCACGATGGTTAGGAGGTCGCCGGGCCAGCGCTGGACGCCGGAGCGGTTGACGTGGACAACGTGGGTTCCGGTTGATGTCCGGACCCGCAAGACTTCCCATTCCGACGTCGGCTCCAATACCTCGGCTCCGCAGTCCGTCAGCCAGTTCGAGAAGTGGTCGAGGTCGCGAACCGTCATCGGGACAAACCTACGTCCCGCGCGATTTCCGTGGACATCGTGGCGCGGAAGTGGGTTTCGCCATCCGGCTCGAAATCGACCCCGGCCATCGGGATAATAACGGGCCGCGAAGGCAGACCGAACAGCGCCACAACTGCCCTTTCGTGGCGCTCAACAATTTGAATGCGGGCGGTGAAGATATCCGGGGTCATCATTCGAGACCCCGCGCGAAATCGGCGACTTCATCCAGGCGGGACGGTGCGGCTCGCAGGATATCGGCGACATCTTCCCAATTGTCCGAAGTGGCTTGCAAGATGTCCTTGCGTTCCTCTTCTTCGGTCTTGGCCGCATTCCACGCGGAGCGATCAAGGTTTTCCGTAATCGCCGCTTCGATAAGTCCGTCGATGACGGTAGGTTCGAGCGCGTCAAGCTCCCAGGACGATTCCCCGTATTCTTCCATGTAGCCAGCGGCGCGGGAGTCCGACTCCTTGGCGGGGTTCGGCGGCGGGTCGTATTCTTCGACCTGATCCATATTGAGGGCGAGGCGCTTCACGGTGACGCCGTGACGGGCGAACATTGTGAGGCGGTCTCTGTTGTCCCGCGTCATATCGATGCCGCTTGGATCATGGTCGCCGAGATGCAGAACAAGCGGCCTCAGACCGGCGGCCTTCATCGCGGCGAAACGCTTCCCGGCGGCGTACTGTTCGGACTGCGAAGAGTAGCCACGGCATGCGAAATAATTCACCCGCCAGCGATTGCAGACCGGTTGAACCACGCCGACAAGCGCGTCCTTCTCAATCCAGACTTCGGGCCGGAAGCTTTGGGTTTTCTCCCATAGGTCCTCACGGTAGTCGCCGAGCGCGGCCCGGATGACATCGGCCGGGTCGTCCCATGTGTTGACACCGCGAAGGTTGCGGGTCCGGTCCTCGATAGAATTCCAATCGATAAGACCGGCGAGCCGGGCGTCGTTAATGATGGAGCCGAGACGCTTATATTCGCTTTGCTTGTTCGGGATGATGTCACGGGAAACGAACTGGTAATAAAGCTGGCGAAGCGTGAGCATGAAGCCCTGGCGCTGGTAGTCGGCGATGATGACGTTTGCCTGATCAATTATTTTAACGCTGGACCGATTGAAGCGTTTTTGAATGAAGCGTTCCTTCATGAGGAAATGACCTATCCGAAGAGGGAGAGAAGCGGCTGAAACGCCGCCGGGCTTATTCGGAATCCCGCGTGGACTGCCGGACGTTTTCCGTGAGGTAAGCGTTGATCGCCGTTTCCTCGTAGAAGACTTGACCGCCCCGCTTGATGTAGACGGGCCCTTTCCCGGTGCCCCGCCAGCGGGCCAGCGTGGGCAGGGAGGCGCGCAAACGTTGCGCGGCCTCGGCGGTGTTCAGAAGTGTGGATGCTGTTGTCATCGTCATTCCTCAAGCCGGATCGTAACCATCGTCGTCGTCTTCGCCGGGGGCTCCGAACATGTCCCCGTCTTCGCCGCCGCCGTCACCCTCGCCGCCATCACGCGTTTGCAAATCGTCAACGCTACCGGCATTATTTTCGGACTCGTTGGCGTCTGCCTCGATAACCTTGGCGGGCTTCTTCGGCTTCGGTTCCTTCGGTGTCGCCGCCATCGCGGCGTGGATGCCTTTGGGGCGGCCCGCCGGTTTCGCTTCGTCCGTAGTGGTGACGGGCTCCGGTTGCAGCGGGGTGACATCGCGCATCTCCACCATGTCCATCGCCTCTTCTTGCGTGGACATCCCGTTCATGACATCCGGAGCGTAGAGGCGACCGAAGAACGCGGCGGCTCGATACCGGATCATGAGGTCGGGCATCGTCACCCACTTCGAACCTGGCTTTGTGTACCAACCTTCGGCAACAGCCATGCTGATCGATACTTCGGGGCCTTCGAGGACTTCGCCGGTATCCTTTTCGATGGCGTAAGCGATACAGGTCATTTCCTGTATCTTCTTCTTCTTGACGACCTTCGTCCGGTTGCCCTTGGGGCCTTCCCAGGCGTCGAAACTGATTTCCTTTTCACCAAGCTTTTCAAGCTTGTATCGGAGCGGGGAAAACAAGCCGCAGGAGTTCAAGGCGGAAATAATGAACTGCGATGACCAAGACGGCCTGCCTTCGATGATATGAAGGTTCTGCATGACAACCATCGCGGAGACCCCGACCCGGTTCGCCATGTCCATTGCAATCATTGCGTTGCCGATTTTATCCGCGCCGCGATAGGTCACCGGAACGAGATCGGATGACACCAAAGCCTTCGCGATGCGTTGGCCGGTTTCGAAGGACTCCGCATCGGCGAAGACGGAAAGCGGCCTTGACCGAACTTGGGTTGTGAGGGCGTTCATGCTTTTGATCCTTTTGGTTTTGGCTTGCTTACGCGAAGGTTCCGGAAGCTGGTCTCTTTGTATTCGACCGTGTAAGCCTGCTTATGAGTGGTGGTTGCGGAGACCTTCCAGCCGCCGCCGAACACCGTTTCGGTGTCTTTGATGTAGTCCAGCAGTTCGGCGGAGGTCCGGGTCGCGTCTTCCTTCGCCAGCTTCGCCGCGATGTCCGCTTCGTACTTCGCGGAGATCAACTTTTTCAGATGCTCGGGATCCAGTTCGGCCCCTGGCTCAACGTTATCGATGTCAAAAGACTTCGTTGGGTGAGCGTGCTTGTAGAGGGTGCGAAGGGTGTCGTAGTCCGCGAGGTAGTCCGGCGAGGGAGGGTCGTTCTCCCGGACCCGGCGATGCATGTCGGCGCAACGTTTCGCGAGTTCGGCGATTACCTCGTCGTCCCGGTCCCGGCGGAAAACCATGGGAGTGTTGCCACCGATGAGACCGGCGACAACGCCCCACTTAAACCCGCACACCGCGTTCTGATGCTGCAACTGAAACTCGATATGCGGCGGGGCCTCTTCATCGGTCCAGTTGTCCTTGGCGACAAACAAGTCCACGTTTTTGATTTCGAGGCCGCCTAAGCCAAGCTCTGGCCTGGCGGGATCCCGGATGATGTAGTCCGGAGAGGCACCCATGCCGGGGAACTCTTTGGACCTCGCATAAAGGAACTCGTAGCCGTCAACGATTTCCCATCCGTGGTCGGCACAAACGCCGGTGGCGATTGCATTTTGCAAACGCTTACCCCAAAGCATTCGGCCCGTTTCCTCGATCACGACCTCCACGTTACCGGCCATCCGGTGGAACATATCGAAGGGTGTCATGTAAGGGGAGACGCCGAAGAGGGAGGCGGCGGAAGTTGCGGTGATGTCCGGCTTCCGGAGCTTGTGCCACGCCGCTTCGGTGCGGGGCCAAAACCATTGCGCGGAGTCCGTATATTGGTGGCGACCCGTTCTCATGCGAAAGCTTCCTCACGGGCGCGGGCTTCAACTGCGGAGCGCAGGGAAACGAAACCGGATTGACGCTTGATCGCGAGCTTGTCTAACGCGCTATCGTCTAGAGCTATGGTGCCTAGCTCGTTCTCGATGTAGGCACCGGAGACCCGGACATCCTGCGATACAACGACATCGGCCACCAAAAGGCCGAGTTCACCGCACCACACCGAAACGGTGAGAGACCGGCGTTCTGCATTCGGTTCGGGTTCTGTTGCGCGCGGTTCTGACCACGGGCCAGGTGTTGGCCTCAGTATATGGCCGCCCACATTCTCAGGGGTGAAGCGCGGAACCTTGCGCGGGAATTCGGCGCAGGAGAAGTCATCTCCTACGCCTTCACCGGTGAACCGTTCCACCGTTCGATGCCCCAAAATCTTTTTTGTCATTTTCGAATCTTTCGTTTGCGAATCGTCAACTATTTGTAATATGCAAACAAGGACGATAACTGTCAACACGATTTGGCCGCAGATGACAAACGATGAAAATGATTTTGGAGTTGGGACGTTACGCGGGTTTAATCGCCAGAATCGGCGAGAACCAAGCGAGTTCGGCGTCGTGAACCGGCTCCGCGAAGATATCGAGCAAGGTGTAGCGACCCGGCGTGTAGCCGCGTCTCACCGTGCGGATAAGAGCTTCGCCGGTTGTAGCGATGCCGACAACGCAGTGACGGTCCAGCATGGTTTCGGGGTCCGGCTCCCTGGGGGGCAGGGTAATAGCTATCCAGCCATCATGGAGGTCGAGGCGGGTTTGCGCGGTGCGGAACTGCAACGCAACAGCGGTGGGCGGGTAACCGCCTTCCACCTCGATACGGTGGTCGCTCCGGGTCCAATCAAGCTTGGCCCTGTTCTCACCATCGATCCAGCCAACAACGGGGACCGATGCGGGTCCGTCACTCGATCCGGACTTCGATATCTTGGCACCACCATGGCGCATGACATCAGCGACGGGGACCCCGAGAAGACGGGCGATTTCTGCGGCTTGCTCGACCCTCATTCGCCGCTTCCCGTGCAGCAACAAAGAGAGGCTGGAAGGATCCATATTAAGAAGCTTCGCAAGCGCTCGCTGCGACAGTTTCTTGTCCCGGATCCGTGCGTCAAACCATTTGTAATGTTCTTCAACCATGTATGCAGCAATATCGCGGACCTTTGCGTTATGTCAACGTGTATCAAACCGTATCAATTCGGATGGTTAATCGGTTGTATGCGTACCCGGTTACGTCACGACTTTTTCTCCTCCCGCGACAGAAAAAAGAAC